ATATATGAAAATTAAAATTATTAATAATGGTACAAAGATACAGATACCATCCGAAATTCGTATTTTATCCGTTTATTTAGGAGGTAAGTTAACGGATAAAATTTCCGTTTGCCGAATAATTACTATCTTTGCACCAAAACAGTTTAGAAAATGGCAGCAGATAGAAATACAAAAGGTCAGTTCGAGAAAGGTCGGGCAAAGACTGGAGGTAAGCAAAAGGGATATGAATCTCCTATCAAGAAGGAGTTTCGTGAACTCTGTGCCGATTTTTCCAGAGAGGCTTGGGATGATTTCATGGAAGCTTGGTATAAGTGCGAGCCTAAGGATAAGGTATCAACCTTTATCAAGATACTGGAGTTTAATTGTCCTAAGCTACAGACCGTCACTCTTGACGATAAGCGTGAGGTTCACAATGCACTCACCGAGAAGTTGAGACAGATGTCAGAAGAGGAAGGTTAAATTGAATTTATCATAATTAAGAAGAACGATTGTTTTTTCATATCATAGTTTTTTAAAGTTTATAGGTTTTAAGATTGTTAGGATAACAAAATAGGGAATGCGTGAGCACTCCCTATTCTTTTATTCACTATCAGCGACCGCCTCTAGCCCTTCTATCCCCAGCCATATCCGTCTTGGAACCACGATTCACCGATGATGGCTTATACCTGATTCCTGACCTAGTGTGACTGGCATCCATACCCTTGCGTGAAGCTGCCCCATACTTCTTATCGTGGGCATCGTTGTGACGGGCGAGTTCCCTACGCTTAGCCTTCTGGGCAGGAGAAGACTCGAAGCGAGTGTCGTATTTCTGCTTGCGTGCCCTAGCTGCTGGGTGAGTCTGATAATATCTAGCTGATTCAGATACCATAGTTACTCCTTATCTTTGTCTTTATCTTCCTTCAACGCATCATCAAGATACTTATCAAGAGCCTTGACACACTTATTAGGAATCTTATTTGCATCCTTGTTTTCTCTAACATAATCAATAGTGCCACCTACTCCATAGATGATAAGCAGACTCTTTGTTGAAGGGATGAATAAACAAATAGTTGCTCCAAACACCAAAGCATATATAGAACACTTAAACTTTCTTTTTATCTTTTTAAAAGGTTCATCATAATCAGAACCAAACGTAATTGTCCAGAAACCTAAAACACATAACGCCAAAATAGATAAAACAACGACAACCTCACCAAAATCATGCAGGTTGCCCAAAACACCCAACCAATATAATTCACTCATAATCTAAAGAATTAATTAATATATCTATCTCCAATAAAGTTCACGATGTTCCTTTTTCAACAAATCCCCAGTTCTGCACCACCAGTCATTCAGATTCGCTTTAAGATACTCCTCAAGCTCAGGGCAGTTCTCTTCGTGAGTAAGATGAGGATGAGAATTAGGCTTGAACTGATGCACACACAGCAAATCTGCATGATTGCCACCATAAATGCGTGGAGGCATAACATCTTTCGCCTGATGCCACACCTTGTTGAGGTCAATGAGTTAAACCCCATCCAGTTCTTTCAGGACATTATCAATCTTACCAAGCACACGATTCAGGACTTCTGCCCTATCCGTTCCACCTTTGGCAATTAACCACTGGGCATCACTTAGGGCACTTCTAATCAACATATCAAGTTCCATAAGCCTACCACTTCTTTATCGTTGTATTGATGATAGAATTAGCCAAATCGATAGCATGCTTAGGTTTGAAAAATCGCTTGTTCAAATCATCATGCAACTCTTCTGCCAATTTCCGTATATTAGGGAGCAGATTAAGAATGCGAAGTTTGTCAGATTCGAAATTGGCAACCATAGCAGAATACTTGTTACGCAATTCAATCTCCTTGCGGCTATAATCTTCTTCCAAGTCCTTCGCCTTCTTTTCGTACACCTTCTTGAGGTCAGCCTTCCTTCCGTTGTACTCGTTGTCAAGCTTATTCTTCTTTTCGGCATAGGCTTGTTTTTCTATGTTTCTGTCTTGGATGCTACGATTTACCTCATCTTGCATAGCATGTTCGACTTTAAAGCGAACGTCCTCGAAGTTAATATAGGACTCAGATGATTCCGTTGTATCTCTACACATGCGTTGTTTGTAAGTTGGCAACCAAGTTATATGGTCATAAGTAGGAACGTCAACCTTACGCTCTACAACAATCTCTTTGCGAAGAATCACCTTTGAGCCGTTTTTCAAGGAATCATTCAACTTTTTTAGTTCCTTTACTTGCTCTTCTAGTTCTGAGTTGCGCTTGCGTATTGCATCGTACTCAGATAAATCTACATTTACAACTGCCATATTATATAATTTTTAGTTCGACATTTTCCTACTAATTAATTAATTAATTATCCAAATATAATTATTTAAAATTTAAATGGATAGATTTTTGATTCCTTTGGATTCTAGGTTCCCCTTAACGCACACGTATGTGAGCGCATCAGAAAACCTAAGATGTCATGGATGAGTTTCGTCAACCCCCATCATCTGGTCACTTGATAATTCTACATCAGTTAACCTAAGCAGCATAAGGAGTAGATTCCCCTCCGCTCGTCTTCTGCTATTAGTTCCTACGATTTGCCATGCGGTCTTCCTTGCAATTTATAGACTAGATGAATCGGAAGGTTTTTAGCCCATAGTCTTCCATCTTGTCTTGTCTCAAACTCAGGGGAATAAAAAAAGAACCCCCGAGTGTTGGTTATGGACAACGACTCAGAGGTTCATATCTTGTAGGCTTACGCCTTGAAAGAAGGACTACTTTGGTCTGTCAACCATAACATTGACGATGCAAAGATAGAAGTTTTTTCTGAAACCACCAAATGTGAAAAAATATGTAATTCGTTAATCTGTAAGATATTCAGATTTTAGGTATACACTTGATATGCAGTAGATATACAAATGATTACAAAGTTAAAGTAGGTTAAAGTATATTGGGCATTCAAGTTTATTTTGTTACCTTTGTAGCGAGTAAAACAAGCGATTTAGTTTCTTTAACTCTTTTATGTTACTATTTTGTTACCGAAAATTTGCGAGTAACAAAAAAATTGCTTATCTTTGCAGCAAATTAATAAATGTAGGCTTATGGGAAGGAAGAAAACAATCGACAAGGAGCCAGTCACTATCAGATTCAAGGAACTTGCCAACGGAAACAAGAGTATCTATCTAGACATCTATACGGACGGAAAGAGGAGTTATGAATTTCTCAAACTATACCTCATCCCAGAGGTTGGTAGAGAAAGGGCGAAGGCGAGGGCGAAGAATGCTGAAACAATGGCTAGTGCGAATATCATCAAGGCTCAGAGGGTTCTCGACTTGAAGAACCGAAAGGCAGGAGTGTTCAGCAGTAACAAGAACATGCGCTTGATAGAATGGTTAGACATCGTGAAGGTTGCCAAGCAGAAGGCAAGTAGGTCGGATGAATCCAGCAAGACCATTGAGAATGTGAAGAAGCACATCATCAAGTTTTGTGGCGAGTCTACCAAGATGGTTGACATAGACAAGAAGTTTTGCATGAAGTGGATAGAGTATCTGAGGACTGCCACCAAGAGAGGTGGGCAGCCGTTCAGCGAAGTAACCAAGAAGGTGTACCTTACTTGTTTTGGTACGGTTCTGAATCAGGCTGTCCGTGATGGCATCATTCAGATGAATCCCCTATCGCTCATAGACCCAAGCTATAAGTTCGGGTCTCCTGAGAGCGAGCGAGTATACCTTGATATTGAAGAAGTGAAGAAACTGGCTGCAACGGAATGCTACAGCCAGCACACCAAGCAAGCATTCATGTTCTCATGCTTTTCAGGTCTTCGTATCTCAGACATCAGGAAGCTGAAATGGAGCGATATAGAAGAGGTGAAGAATCCTGACGGAAAATCATCCTACCGCCTGACCAAGACGATGGAGAAGACTCAGCGAGTTGTCAGCTATCAGCTATCCAACGAGGCGATGAAATGGTTGCCTTAAAAGACTAAAGACGAACTGGTATTCTATGAACTATGCCAGCAGCCAAACATCAACTATCATATTAAGGCATGGGCGAAGGCAGCAGGAATCAAGAAGAACATATCCTTCCATACCGGTCGGCACACCTTCGCCACCATGATGCTCACGCTGGGAGCCGACATCTACACCACCAGCAAGCTGCTCGGTCACTCCCGAATATCCACTACTGAGATATATGCTAAGATTGTGGATAAGAAGAAGGATGAAGCGATGGGACTGATTGATAAGTTCTTCGATAAGTAAAAGAAAAGGCACCGAGATTTATTCCCGATGCCTTTTCTTTATATCATTTTTCCTTCATAATGTACAATCGTCTTATATTTAGACGAACCTATATATATATCAACGATATACTTATCACCATTCTTCTTGATTAAGTAAAAACTATCAGAAGAGCCATCTGTTAAGTTGCATTTTCTGTAGTTATCAACTAACTCAAAATACTCCAAATACTCGTCTGTCTCAACGAAATATATCTTTTCGTCAATCGGAACTTTATACCAAGTATAACCGAAAGAAATATAAGTTCCATCCTTCTTGGAGCCTATACGAAAATCTGTTTCGTTTTCAATCGCAAATTTATCAATCTCATGTCTAACTCCAGCAACCTCAATGTAGTTTGAAGTCAGCCCAACTTCCTCACCAGAATCCTTGCTACATGATACCAGCAGCAAGACAAACATTATAAAACATAAAATTCTCTTCATATCTCACACATTTAAATTAATAACATATCTTGCAAGGAGTTCTGCCCATATCCTCAGCTTCCTCCTCGCTTACCTCTTCTATTTCTCCTGAGCAACGAGAAAGACCTCGGCAATCAGGGTCACTATGATACTTAGTAGAAGATTCTCCAGTACAAATATATACACTTTCATCATTATTATCATAAGACTCTATATCGCTTTCTGTTTTTGAAGGTTTTTCTTCCCCAAAAATAGTCCGATAGTCTTCATTACTAAGAGAGTTTATTAAATCTTTCTCTCTCCTTCCGTATAACTTCAAAGATAAGTCTGAGTTTTCCTTTTTCAAAGAATCAATCATCTTATCTTTCAATTTGATTGTATCTCTTGCTAAAGATAATTTCTTAGGAAGTTCCTTTCTACTTAAAGTAACACTACCTGAAGTAATCCAAAGACCAATCAAGCATAATGGTACTAAATAAAAAGCTAAACATCCGCAGAAATTTTCTACTCCATTGGACAATGTAAGTTTTCTGTAAATTAGATAAACGATATAACCTATAAATACCGCCATTCCGAAAGTAGAGAATATACACACAAGTAACTCCATATCTACCACATTTTAATTATCCTACATTTGCTTTTCTCATGCCACCGCCCAAGATAGACAATAGCTGGTCATAGCGTTTTTCCAATTCCTCGTACTTTGCCTTCCAGACAGAATCGTCCTGATGAGACTCTTCTATCTTAGGTTCTTCACGATGAGGAGTCTCAGCTACCATATAAGATGAATCATCTGCATCTTGGTTGCTATACATAGTACCTACCCCACGCATCAACCACTCAGCAGACACGTCAGGATAAGCTACAAGAACCTTGGCAACAACGTTTGCAGACAAAGCACGCTCACCCTTCAACTGAGTATTAAGGGTAGTTTGAGACATATCGACTAACTTTGATAGAGCATTAACCGATACTTGCTTATCTTCTAAAATTAGCATAATTCACTGATAAATAGTTACTTCCATACATTTTACATTTATAAACCATAATTAATTAATCATAATAAGTTAGCAATTTCTTGCTAAATATTTGGAGATTTAGCAATAAATGACTACCTTTGCACTCGTAAACAACAAGTTGCTTAATTATTAAAAGCAAAAGTACAATAAAAAATTAAGATATGCAAGTAAAAAAGATAAAAATTATCAAAGTTTCGCTTGAAGGACGAAAAAAACTTGCTGAGCGATATGGTTGCTGTAGAGAAACAATCTTCAACGCTCTTGCATTTAGAAGTCAGAGCAGGCAATCCGAAAGCATTAGGCATGATGCCTTGAATGAGTTCGGAGGAGTTAAGACCGATAAGGTCATGTTCTACTAATAATAAAGAAGGAGGAATCCTATGAATGAAATTTTGACTATTGTAGATGGTGACCGAATGACATCACTACAGATTGCAGAGATTACTGGCAGAAGACATACTGATGTGATGAGAGCCATCAGAAACATGGAGCCAGCTTGGGAAAAAGTTAGCGAACGCAAGTTTGCGTTGGCTGAATATCAAGACGAGCAAGGGAAACCAAGACCTTGCTACTCTCTCAATAAAGAAGAGTGTCTCTACATCGCCACCAAGTTCAACGATGAGGCGAGAGCCAAGTTGATTAAACGATGGAAGGAACTGGAAGAGCAACATCAAAAGCCATTCGTCCCTCAGAACTATCTCGAAGCTCTCAAATCTCTGGTCAAGGCTGAGGAAGAGAAACAGCAGCTAGCTTTGGAAAATAAGAAGCAGCAGGAGCAAATCGTCACTATCAGCAAGACGAACATGGAACTCGGCAACAAGATTACCGAAATGCTGCCAAAGGTTAGCTACTACGACAAAATCTTGCAGAGCAATGCCACCATGACCGTTACTCAGATTGCTCAGGACTACGGAATGAGTGCCATGAGGTTAAACAAGGAGTTGGAGTCTATGAGAATCCAACACAAGGTAAGAGGTCAATGGATATTGTTTGCCCAGTTCCTCGAAGGTGGATATGTTCACAGCAGAGCAGTAGACATATTAAGAAGTGATGGTCGGCATGATGTGAAGTACAACACCGAGTGGACAACGAAAGGAAGAATCTTCCTATATGAATCACTCAAAGCGAAGGGCATTCTCCCCTTGATAGAGCAGGAGAACACTCCCAGCGATAAGAGCACTGGTAGAACAGAGCCAGCCAAGGCAGCTAGTGCCAGTCAACAAACCATCAAATTCAACTGATATGATAGACAAAGAGATTAAAGAGCAGCTAGACCGCATAGAGCAGTATTCGCTCATAGCTGCAAAGAATGTGCTCAACATTAATGAAGCTGCAATCATTCTTGGTATGACGGTTAGAGGAGTGAGAGAGAACGTCAGGAACCGCATCATTCCTTGCTATAAACCAAACATCAACCGACTCTACTTCAAGAAGAGCGAGTTGGAAGAGTGGATGACTCAGAACCGCAGAAAGAGCATGGCAGAGTTGAAATCAGAGGCAGTAGCCTATTGTTTTACCCATTAAACAGATAAACTTATGATAGCAGATGTAATGTTGGTAGCTAGCGTAATCGCTTTCGCTGTTGCCGTTAAGGAAATTCACTCCTACTTCAAGGAGGTAGGCAAGTAATATATATGGAGACTGAACCTCACAAGTTAAATTTAGTATTAAGTTATTAATGTGTTAAGTCTTATAACATTTCAGTCATTGAAAACAGCAGAGGTTTTTTGGAGTTTGCTACTCCCAGTCTCCACTATAACTTTAGTCGTTATAATTTTACATGTTTTAAGTTTTTGCCCAGCGCAAGTAACTCAGTTGGTAGAGTACGAAGGTTCTTCCCACTTCGAGGTCGTGGGTTCGAGTCCCACCTTGCGCCCCATATAGCCCGATTCCAAGGCTTAGTATCGGATAGGATAAACCTTCCTAGAGAGGTACACGTACCCAAAAGGAGCATCATTAACCACAGATGGTGCTTAGACGTGGAAGTGGCAAGCGAGTACATACACCTGATAGGTGGAATTTGGAAAAACTTGGAGTTCACTTGTGAAGAAGCAGACCTGATGCCGTGACCCTTATATAATAAGGTAGCATCTAAAGGTAGGAGCGCACAACTACAAATCGGTTCTAATGCAGCCAGCACGCTTTCTTTTTTCTATTCGGTTCAATAGTTATAATTGGTTATTTTATAGAAGTCAGATATATCACAATATGTGCGATTACTAGTGCTGGGAGTCCTAAGCCTCCATAAATGCAGAAGGGAACCAAGGAGCGATTCACCATCCTCCAAGATTGTATAGATGTCGCTCCACGGAGGTGGCGGTTTTATCATATTCATTTTACTGCCCCTCCTTTAGAAAAGGAAATTGCAAATATTGACATATTAGTGTATTTCATACAGATTACATTTTCGATGCGGTAGCGACCGCTCAGGTTAAACAAAAATAAAAAACTCTCGCCCCACCATTCGTGAGAACCGTGGGGCTTTTAATTTGAACATTTCAAACCATACAATATGAGATATAAAGCAAATAGTTGTCACGATTGTATCTTCTCGACCATGTGTGACAACCCGAATAAGAACCCAGATGGTGGCTACAAATGCAGCCGCTATGAATGGAAATATCAATAACAACTTAATACATATAAGATATGAAGGAACTTATCACAATTCAGTCAGAACTGAAAGCCCCGAAGAGTCAGTTCAATAAATTCGGTGGCTACAAGTATCGCAAGGCAGAAGACATCTTGGAAGCTGTCAAACCTTTTCTCAACAAGCAGAAATGTACGCTAACCATTACAGATGATATTGTGATGGTAGGCAACCGCATTTATGTTAAGGCAACCGCCACTATCAAGAACGAGAAGGGCGAGTTTGAAACAACTACTGGCTTGGCTAGAGAAGAAGAAACCAAAAAGGGTATGGATGGCAGTCAGATTACTGGAGCATCTTCCTCCTACGCTCGAAAGTATGCTCTCAACGGTCTCTTTGCCATTGATGATAACGCTGATTCTGATACCACCAACGATGGGCAGCATCAGGAAGCGCAGCAACAGACACAGACTCAGCAGCCAGACGCCCAGCAGCCAGCCGCCCAGCAGCCAGCCGCCCAGCAGCCAGCATCCTCTCAGTACCACCCGAGCGACCTGAACGAAGGATTGGGTTATCTGAGCAGATGTGTTAGCAAGGGCAATCTGTTGTGGGTAATTCAGCATTACCAGCCACTCTGCTCTAACACTCAGTTCATGCAAGCTGTATCAGCCAAGAAGAAACAATTAGGTATACAATAATATGACAACAGAAACAAAGAAAATCACTTTGAATGTGCCAAGAGTCACATTCATTGAGGAGTCTCATCAGTACTTCATTGGTAAGAAGGAACTGAAAGGAGTAACGGGAACGCTCATCAAGAAAGCATTCCCCGACACCTATAAGAATATTCCTGAGGCAGTACTGAAAAAGGCAGCAGAGCGAGGAGGGCTTATCCACAACACGTTTGAAACCTTCTGCTCCATCTTCGATGCAGACATCAAGAAGTACCCGAATCCTACGGAAGAGCTTCAAGCCTTCCATAGTATGTTAGTCGCATACGATTTACACTATGTAGCATCCGAGTATCTTGTTACAGATGGTGAGAACTTCGCATCTGCCATTGATGGAGTCTTTGCAGACAGCGAAGGCAACATTTATCTTGTAGACTACAAGACCACCGCCACCCTCCACTACGACAACGTATCTCTCCAGTTATCCATCTACGCAAAATGGTTCGAGGAGCAGAATCCCGACCTAAAGGTGAAGGAGATTGTCTGCATGTGGTTTAAGAACGGACAGAGTAAGTTTCAGCCACTCCCTAGGGTATCAGATGAGCAGATTGACGATTTAATCAACGCTTATCTCGCAGATGATACAGACTATCAGTATAAGGTGGAAGTTCCTGAGCAATTCTCTGCCCTAGAGCAGGAGTACAGACTTATCACCGCTCGTATGGATGCCCTGAAGATTAAGCAGGATGAGTTGAAGGAAAAGATAATGAAGATGATGGAAGACAACAAGCAGAAATCCGTCAAGACTCAGTTCGCCTCCTACTCTTATGTGGCAGCTACCACCAAGAAGACCTTCGACACGAAGCAGTTCAAGGACACGGAGCCTAACCACTACGAGTACTATCTAAAGGAAACGACCACCAAGCCGTCAATAAGAATCAAACTTAATTAAGTATAGATATGAATGTTAAATTTACAGGTAAAATTATTGCAGCAGGGCAAGTTCAAATGGGAACTTCCCAAAACGGAACTCAATGGAGTTCTCAAGAGTTTGTTATTGAGGAACTGAATCAGCAGTACCCTTCAAGAGCCGTTATCCAAGTTTACGGTTCTGACAAGATTCAGCAGTTCGGCATTCAGGTAGGCGAAATCATCACCGCCAATATCGGATTGAAGGCACATCAGTCTATAGACGGACGTTGGTTCAACAAGTTGGATTGCTGGAAGGTGGAACGACCAAATGCCCAGCAGCAGGGACAGATGATGCAGAGTCAGATAGGTCAGGTTCCTCAGCAGCAAGCAGCCAACTATCCACCGCAGCAGATGCAGACTTTTCCCCCTCAGGTTAACGCAAGCGGTCAACCTATTCAGCAGAACGATCAATATGCAGGTGGTCAACAGCAGGTACTTCCCTTCCCTGCCCCAAACCAATAACATATAAGGTATGGAAATCAATCTAGTAAGAACCTCCACTGGTCTTCGCCCCTACACGGATGATGATTACGAGGAAATGAAAAAGATAAAGGTTGCTTCCATCGTCAAGGCTAACATTGTTCGACCAAGGAACATTAAGTTTCACCGCAAGTTCTTCTCCCTTATCAGAGCAGCATGGGATTGTCTCACAGAGCAGCAGCGCACCAACCTACGCTCAATAGACACATTCCGTGAGCAACTGCTGATAACATCAGGATTCAGCGAACCGCTTTACGACCTCAACGGACAGAAGTTCTTGGAGAGAGCCAAGTCTATCTCCTTCGCCAAGATGGATGAGCCAGCCTTTAATGAAGTATATAGTAAATGTCTTGATACCATCCTAACCATTCTCATGGCTAATGGTATTACAGAAGACGAGTTTGATAACATTTTACAAAATTATAGTTAGTATGACACGTAGAAACGAAAAGCGCAACAACAGACGTAATCGTCAGCGCAACAACACCCCAGAGTTACCACCATTTGCACAGATGCTTTTCGGAGCAATCGTTGGCAAAGGTGTAGACATGATTGCCAAGAAGATGGCAGAGAATGCCGAGGAAGAGACTCCTGATATTCATGCAGAAGGCATCAGTAATCAGGACGTTACGAACATCAATAACGGAAAGGCAACCTTATCTAAGTTGCGCATTCCTGCTGATGGTTCGGCAGTAGAGTACCCAATCCCTGATAATCTCCAGTTCTTCTTCGCTGAGGATGGCAAGTTGATGGTTCGTCAGAAGATTGAAGGAGACGCAGAAGCTTCTGATGATAAGGAAGGCAATCCTATCACTTATGATGATATGTGCAAAAAACTCTTCTTGAATATGATTGCATACAAAAAATCAGTTAAATGCGCCACTCCTGCTCAGGTTAAACGTTGTGATGCTTTCAACAAGTTGCAGAACATCGCCAAATATCTTAATAAGGGATGGAAGCCTGAGTTTGGTTGCGATAACGAAAACTGGGCTATCGTTAAGGACGAAGAAGGTATCGTTCCAAGATATAATATGAGAACCAACGATGGAAGTGTTTACTTCAAGAGTAAAGACCTTGTATTAGAAGCCATCCGCTTGATGGGTGAAGATTCTCTCAACGACCTTTTCTCAACCGACTGGTAATGGCAAGCTACGCTGAAATCAAGGCAAAGCTACAGCAGGAAGGCAAGAAGATACGCAAGCGTTCATCCTACGATGAGCACAACTTGCAAGCCGCAGAGGTCAGGTATATCCGTGGGGTATATCCTGACCTTGAAGGAGTCTTCTTTGCCGTTCCTAATGGTGGCAAGCGAACCTCCAGACAAGCCGCATGGCTCAAAGAAGAAGGTATGAAGGCAGGAGTATCTGATATGCTGCTCCTGAAGCGCACCTCTCAGTACGGTTTCCTCTGCATCGAAAATAAAACACCGAAAGGTAGGCAGGAACCCGAACAGAAGGTATTCCAGCATGAAGTAGAACGACATGGTGGCAAGTACACCATCGTCCGCTCTATAGATGAATTTATCCAAGCAATCGACAATTATTTAAATGGTGAACTATGACAGATGAAATCAAACAAGCCATCCGGCTTCTAAAAGAGAATGGCTACAAGATTACTGCTCATCCCAAGCAAGTCAAAGATGAATACACCTTTGAGCGAGCATGGAACCTCTACGAAAAGAAGGTGGGTAACAAGGAGAAACTGGAGAAGAAGTGGAACTCCATGAGCCAGAAAGACCGCAAGGCAGCTATAGAGTATATTCCTATCTACGTAATCTCACAGCCCGACAAGCAGTACAGGAAGAACTTCCAAACCTTCCTTAACCAGCGAGGATGGGAAGACGAACTCATCGGAGCAACACCACCGCCAGCATCCGTTAACGAGAATCCTTCCGAAATCAGTCAACTTATCGCAAAGACGAAGGCTGAACAGAACGTAACAAATGCGGATAAGGACAACGTTTTCAAGACACGCATCATGGGTATGATAGAGCTTCTGCAAAAGAATCCTCATAGCCTATGCCGAAAGCAGTTGGAGATATATCGTGATAACGGAACCTTGGAACGCTTGGGCATCCAATGGAATCCATAAACCACAAATCTGTTTACCAAAATGATAGCAATCAGTAAGTACAACAAACAGCATCCTCTCAGAGTCTTTGAGGCATTCGCTGGCTATGGCAGTCAGAGCCTAGCCTTCAAGTACCTCAAAGATAAGCATCCTGAGTTCGACTTCAAGGTAGTGGGCTATTCAGAGATAGAACCATCAGCCATCCAAGCCTACGGGCTCCTGCACGGAAGAGACATACCTAACTTCGGAGAAGTGACTAGGATAGACTGGAATGAGGTTCCCGACTTCGACTTCATATCATGGTCTTCACCATGCCAAGATTTCTCCAATGCAGGACTTCGCCAAGGAGCAGAGGAAGGCAGCGGCACACGCTCATCCCTTATCTTTCAGGAGAAGAGAATGCTAGCAGTCAAGAAGCCAAAGTATGTGATGCTAGAGAATGTGAAAGGTCTACTCACTGAGAAGATGAGGAAGTACTTCTTCCAGTACCTCAAAGACCTTGACTCCTTTGGTTACACCTCCTTCTACAAGGTTCTTAATTCTAAAGATTATGGTGTGCCTCAGAATCGTGAGCGTATCTTCGTTATCTCCATCCTACGCACAGAAGACGAGCCGAACCCAGAGTATCACTTCCCTTCTCCCATTAAGCTAGAGTCAACGGTTGAGGACATCTTGGAAGATGATGTATCTCCCGAATATTTCCTATCCCAGCCGCTCCTAGAAAAGTATCTCACCAAAGCAGACATCAATGAATCAATCGAAAAACTCTACCCCGAAGATAGCAATACCGAAAACTGCTGATGGCTGCTCACCAACCATCACATCATCATTTGGTGCAGGAATCAGCATAGCCAATCTTCTTGGTGTTGACCATTTCCATAAGGGGGGGGTATTGATAATCAAAAAGTTACAAGCAGAAAACTGCTCATCAACTCAGACGTAAATGGTTTAAGTAGAACCATCCGTACAAGTTATTATAAGGCTGGTTTTGCTAACTATATACATAACGATGGCAGAGCAGCCAATGCAGTTTTAATCATCAAGAAATTATAATGTGCGACAAAATTATAAAGCTAGCAAACCTCCAAATTAAAGGCAGAATAGAGCAGCAGACCAGAGTCTACTCCACCAAGGGAATCTCCCCTACCATCAAGACTACCATAGATACAGCAAACATGACATTCGTAACAATTATGAACAAAGAAATCATTCACACCGCACCAAACGGAAAGCGATACTCCATCCAAATCAGAAAGTACACTCCAAGAGATTGTTTCCGACTGATGGGAGTCCACGAAGCTGACATAGACAAACTCCTGAGCAAGGAGAAGTCTGGTCAACTCATTATCAGCAAGAGAAAACTATATGCCCTTGCAGGAAACTCAATAGTAACCAACTGCCTGACCGCCATGTTCGAGGAACTGATTTTCCCATCAGGAAATCACTACCACGACAAGACTGGTCAGCTATCACTCTTCTAACATGAACATATTCGGATATATCAAGGTAGGCAAGCGAGTAAGCAAAGACCACCGCCTTCTCTTTGAAGGCAAGACACTTATCATGTGGTACAAAGACAAACCTATCATCGGAACCATGATAGATGGAAAATGGTGCTACATGGACATAAACGGGAACAAAGAAGTTATCATGTATCAGTCTTTAGTCACCCACGTCTCATTCTTACCTTCACCTCATGAAGACAGAGAAAGAAAAAATCCTAGCCATCATCGCTGAGATTCAGGCAGAGCGTGAAGCTGCCCACATCGTGCCGCCCCACGTCCTAACAGCCGAAATCATCAACAGAGGATACCATCAGCCATATCAAGCCATCAACGAGTTGTGTGAAGAAGGCAAGATAAACTGGTGCCGCACCCTCAACGATATGGCATTCACTATCAGAAAATAATAAATCAAGAACAATATGAAAATTATAACGCAGAAAGAACTGGCATCCTTAGCAAAAGATGCTTTTAAGAATGCCGAAAAGCATGGTTTCTATACTGAGAGCACAGAAATAGAAACCGAATTGATGCTCATCATCACGGAAATGGCAGAAGCTGTTCAGGCAGACCGACACAATCGCCACGGAAGTATCGAAGACTATGAGAGCGAGATTCAGATGGGCAGAGATATTCCTACCGCCTACAAGAACTCTCTTGAAGGAACGGTTGAATCCGAGTTCGCTGATATTGCCATCCGTATCTTATCTCTCTTGGGATGGATGAACAGCAAAAGCCCTATTAAAATAAATAGCAATTCTGTTCTTTCTGATGAATATGAAATTGGCAGGATTCAATACACGATTCAAAACAAGATTCATAGGAGCAATATCGCAGCCGATTTATATCGGTTAAATGGAAAGTTTAGTTCGTTTGTTGATAATGAATCATCCTATTGGTTCGTATCAAAAACTCTACAGAATATTCTTATGCGGGCTTTCGCAATCGCCCACAATCACAATATCGACCTGATGGAGTACATCAAGTTGAAAATGCAGTATAACGAATCTCGTCCGTATCTTCACGGATGCAAATATTAGGAGAATAAAATTATGTTTGGAATAGAACAGATTTCAAGAAGATGTTTATTGACGTTGAGTGATGGTAGCAAAATCCAAGCTACCATCTACATTCCAAAGCCCAACAAACCCATCTTCCCTGAGCAGATGGAACGCAATATCATCGAGAATTTTAATAATTCGCAACCTCTTGCAGTAAACAAGGTTGTTAAGTGTCACATAATGAGAAATTAGTTATGGAAGATTTACCTATAGAATCAGAAATCGTCTTGAAGGTGGTTGAAAGCAAGACAGAAGAATGTAATGGTTGTTTCTTTGACGAGATAAGCAGCAATATTTATGAAAATATCTGCAAAGATATTTGTTGTGCCGCAATCGACAGAAAAGACGGAAAGAATGTTCAATTTAAAAGAGTGAAGTGATATGGAGACAAAAATTAATATAGCGGCTATTTTAAAGGATAAACCGCAAGGAACTAAGTTGTATGACTGGTTGCATAATATAGATGTAGAGTTAGATACTATCAGTACTACAGATACAGAAACAGTAGTCTGGTGTACGAATGAGACTAATAATAATACTACTTGCCATCGTGGTTATTCCGAATTTGGTACAGAAAGAGGTTATCCTGATGGTTTACGGATTCTCTTTCCTTCCAAGGGAATGCGTGACTGGTCTAAGTTCACTTGGAAGAAGGGCGATGTGCTTTATAGTGCAGGATTGAAAGAGTATTGTGTATTTAATAAGTTTATAAGCGATGGCTACTTGATGTTCATTAGCAATTACAACGTTGATGAAAACACAAAAAGAGTTGTGCCTAAGACGTATGACACAGATAAAAACACAGTCAATTATGAAAAAGTATCTGACGAGAAAGCAACTGAGATTATTTCCTTGATAGAAGAGCACTATGGTGGTAAGCTAAACCTCAGTACATTGGAGATAGAGAAGCAGCCTGAGTTCAAGGATGGGGATATTGTGTTTATGAAAGGAATTAAAGGTGGATATTATGCAAATTGTATTTTCATCTTAAGAAGTGAATATAAAGATGGAGACGAAAGAGCTTTTTACTATGCTTTCTATAATACTGACGATAAATTTACTATAGCTGAATATGGTAATACAAGAGTTCATTATAGTCTCCGCCCAGCAACTGACTCTGAGAAGCAGCAGCTCTTTGATGCTCTCGCAAAGAAAGGCAAGACTTGGGATGCTGAGAAGAAAATGATTGTGAACTTGAAGCCAAAGGTTGAGCTAAAACCATTCGATAATGTGTTGGTTAGACATCAAAAAACGGAGGAATGGCGTGCAAATATATTTAGCCATACAGATAAGACAGATGAATATCTTGACTATGTATGTGTTAATGGTAGATGGGAGTTCTGTATCCCTTACGAAGGCAACGAATCATTGTTAGGTACAACTAAAGATGTGGAGGGCTAGATATGGGTAATGAAGATATACAAGATGGTAAGGCGCAAAGAAGAATGCGTAGAAAGAATCAACTTAGAAAAAGAAAGGGTAGATTATGATAGACGATAAGAAAAATAAAAGAAGCGGCAAGACAACAGCGATGGGAGCTTTTGTTTCAGAATATTGGCAAGCTTGCTATAAAGAAGGTTTTGTGGATTGCGCTAAGTGGACTGTCAATGAGTTCTTGAAGGACTTGTGGCATTCATACGATGAAGTACCAACAAGAAAGGATAAAGATATACTGCAATTCTTTGAAAGCTATAGTGCTGATTCAGAAGATGACTATGATGAATACTTCGAGTTAGCACATACAAGAGAAGGGTTCACACAAGAGACTTGGGAAGACTTTATGAATATTGGCGGTACTCCATCTATGTGGCTTTATATAGAAGATTTATTCCCAAGGAATGAGGTGAACAATGATTAGAAATGTTACGTTGTACGAAGGTATCTGTGATTGCTGTGGAAGGCAGTTCGAAGATGATGGAGGAAATATAACTGCTTGGGGCGATAGTGCTGACGTGGAATTTCTTATGCAAGAAAGTGGTTGGCAAGAGATAAACGGCAAACATTACTGCCCTGACTGCTACGAGTTTGACGATGAGTTAGATGAGTATGTTCCTAAAAAGAAAGCGAGGTAAAAAATGAAACAGAAATTATTAAGTATCAAATATAGGTTAGTTGCTTTGTGGTGGTTCTTAACAAGAAAGAACTACTACCTTCTGTCATACAATGGCAGAGTAGGTAAGACATTGGAAAGCACTAATATTGTAATTCCCGAGTTCATCGAATGGGCAAGAAAGAAGCATGGTGTGCCTACCAACTATGAGATAATCATGGAGTTGAAGAATATTGGCAACCTCTGTAGAAGCACAGATATTCTTGCCTATAATGAGATTAAGGCATTGATTGAGAAACTTGAAAAGTAAATCGTATGTTGACAATATTATCAATAATATTCATAGCTATAGGCATAGTGTTTATGTATGTAGGCATAAGAATTTGCAGAGTTGTATGGTTTGCTCATGAATGGCTGCTTGTTTTTGCAATAGGCTTGTGTTTTGTTTTGATGGCTATAAAACAATTAATGGAGGTGTAGGTATGGGCAAGTGTCCTTTTAATAAATATAAAGAGTGTCAAGAATCAGATTCGAGATATTGTTATTGTACTCTTCCATGTGATGTGTATAATAATTATAAGAAGAAGTTGTTAACTTAAAAGTATAGAGATATGAAATTAGGAGAACTCAGAAAAATCATAGCAGATATAGACACAGTATATGATAATTGTGATGTAACTTGTTATGAGAGCAATGGTAATTTAGGATATGCAAGTATTGCAACTACTGCTTATCTTGGTAAGACGTATGTAAATCAAGGCTATCCTATACGTAGAACATTTCAAATTCAATTTGAATTACCAGATAAAATTAAAAATAATTATTTAAAGTAACTAACCGTATTCGGGCACAAATTTAAAAATATGACAGAAATAGAATTATACAACGAATTACAGAATGTAGAAGGTTGTTTAAAGATTGCGGATTCACAAATATCAGAGCTTCGCAAAAAGAAGAATGGTATAATGAACGACTTTCTAAGTTTGTTACCTTTCCAGGAAGGTGACAAGGTGAAAGATAAAAATGGTAATATCTTTATCATAGAATGTCTAAAAAGTGCCATGTCTCTTAGCAAGAATGAAATCAAGGTTCATTTTTTTATCCGAAAAATAAAGAAAAACGGAGAACCTTATCAATACGCAAACCAAGCTTGGGGAAATGATTATTTTTCCCTTGAGAAAGTAGTAGAGTAATAACCATCCTGCAAAGGATATAAATAGATAGTAATATGGAAATAATACCAGCTTGTATCAACTGTAAGCATATAAAACGACAATATGGCGTCTTATATTGTGATGTTGATAAGTCAAGAGTAGAAGAATCTGATTGTTGCGATGGTGATAATTGGAATTTTGAAAGTATATTTAAATAAACTAACCACCCTCTCCCTATTGCAGGAGAGGGTAAAAAGAAAAGAATATGGATGCAAATAAAATAGTATTAGCTAGCTATATTGCATATCTCCAAGGTATGTATAGACGATATGGCAATATAAGTATTGCGCAACTAAAGCATATAGAAAGAATCAGAAAAAGGAGGATAAGCAATGAGTAAAGTAACTGCAATTAATATAATTATCAAAAAGAAGAATCAATTAAGAAAGCATAAAGAGGGATATGTTTCTTACATTAATATTGATGAAGTTCTTGTGTGGTTGAACGATATTCAAAAAGAATTGGAGGATGATTATGACAAGAGAAAAATTACAAAATAAACTTTGCGATGCTATCTGTGAGTATTGCAACAAGAACATCATTTCAGAATATAACATCGGCATAGGTTGGCTTTGCGAAGGTCAGTATTGCGAGGAAGCACAAGATGGCTACGCAGATGAAAATAACATAGAGTTGGAGGACTAATATGATAAGAGAAAATGTAAAAAAGAATATAGATATTATTTCTGCTTTTGCAGAAGGAAAGACTATTCAATACAAGACAGATACTGGTAGCTGGCATGATTTGACAGAAAATGAAGGTTTGCCAATGGGAACTTTGGGAGAAGAACCTAACAAGTTCCGCATCAAGCCAGAACAAAAGTACCGCCCATTCAAGGACGCGGGAGAGTGTTGGAATGAAATGCAAAAGCATCAACCGTTTGGGTGGGTAAAAGACAGAAATGGTAGTAAATTAGTAATTGAAAATGTAGATTCAAGAGGTTTTGTCGAAGTTTATGATGAGGGTACATGTTCTTTTAAAGAAGTGTTTGAAAATCGCACCTTTGTCGACGGACTTCCGTTTGGCGTAAAAGTGGAGGAGTAGTTATGGACAAAACAAAATTACATTCATCATTACTCTTCCTGATGCTAAAACAGGAAGAGGCAAAGAGCAACCCGATGTCTGACAAGAACTTTGTTGCTGCATTGACGGAAGTGCTCAGATATTTCCGTGATAACGGAGAGTTGAAGAAAGCCTATGAAAGCCAAAAGGATTCATTGGCAGATATGGCAAATAGTTCTTGGGTAAAAGCACTAAAGGAATATGTTTCCTCCAAAAACCAAGAAGACGGAGTTGATGCAAAGTTACCTGATATAGATGAACTTATTAAAGAACTAGCTTCCGATGAGTTCATCGAAAAGAAAATCAAGGATATTCTTGGAGATAACAATGTGGACGGAAAGGAGGAATAGCTTATGGCTGAATTGTTATTTGACATTTTTCTTTTTTCTTGTACGACTGCTATAGGGTTTATAATAGGATATTATTCACGAAAGTAAAATAGCTTATGAAAATAGAAATCAAAAGAGTAACGGACTGGCAGCGTGTAGTGGATGCTGCTCGGTTCACACAAGGCAAGGAACCGCTGGGACATGAGCCTAGCGATGAGTTCAAGAAACAGATGATTCTCAGCGAGCATTCACCGCTCAGGGAATTGGAGTTCGATATTAAGATGTATGGCATACCATACTGGGTGAGCAATCACTTTGTCCGTCATGTTCATGCTCAGCCATTCGTCTCAACATCACGACCAGATATTACTGGCTCCAAGATGTCTCGCCATGATATGCGTCAAGATGAGTTAGTTAACTTGCAGTTATCCCTCAACGCTCAGGAGATTATCAATATCTCCAAGCTGAGACTCTGCAACAAGGCATCCAATGAGACAAGAGAGGTGTGGTATAAGGTACTTGATAAGTTGGCTTGTATTGAACCTTTGCTTGCATCCGCTTGTGTTCCTCAATGCGTATACAGAGGATTCTGCCCTGAACAAAAGTCATGTGGCAGAAACAAGAAAAAAATATTTTCTTTTACAAGGAAATTCTACAAAATTCTAAAATTATACACAGAGTACTAACAGACTATGAAATATCCAAAATTTAACGTCAACGAGTTTGTCAATGGTCACTTCGAGTACATCACTCCCTGCCCATTCGGCATATCAGGCAAGTATACCCACGAAATCCTGATGGTAGGTAGCCTTGCTTGCCAGCGATGCGAGCACTTCCGAGGTATCAACAAAGAAGATGGTATCGTATCTTGTGGAATCGAATAGTTTTAAGAGTGCAGCCTATCTGCATTCTTCTTAATAATTAATCAAATTTTATATATGAATACAAAGAAAATCTCAATCATTCAGCGTATCAAGGAGAAGTTCCTTGGCAAGCAGTTCTTTATTGCAGTAATCGCTAACAAGGGAACCAGTTCCTACTTCGTCAACTCTACCATCTACCGCTCAGAGAAGGAGGTGAAGGCTTACAAGAAGTACATCACCACAGACGAGCGCATGAAACAGAGCTTCGATTTCGTAGGCTATTATGGTTTCCGTTCCAAGTTCGACTTCCGCATTCCTCTTAGCGGAAAGCCAGTATCAGTAGAAGAGGCAAAGAAACTGACAGAGAAGTAGTATGGGAAAGTTGATAGACCTTACCGGACAGCGTTTCGGCAGATTACTCGTCTGCCGAAAATCTGATAAAGAGAACCACCAGCATGGTGCGTTCTGGATATGCAAGTGTGATTGTGGCAGGGGTTGCACGGTTCTAGGTTCTGCTCTTCGTGACGGACGAACCAAATCATGTGGCTGTTACCGCTCTGAGCGAGCATCTGCCATCATCACCAAGTATGGCAACCGCAATGGTAGACCCAAGCGGAAAGACAAAGTTAACGGATAATATCCATTTTATCACTTTTCATATTATATTTGCAACATGAAATTCAAGTATATAAAAGATAAAATCAATGGTTTCAGGCACCGCAACGATTTTGTGGTACTGGACGGAAGAGCCAACTCGGTCACGCTCTCCAAGGGCATCTATGACCATATCATGCAGAAGGAGCGAACAGACAATTCCATCTTCGTGTTCAGGTTATCTGACAGAGGTACATACGGATTCTGCATGCGTGAGGACTGGGAAGAACTTCGCAAAGCCAACACCGCCTTCGCTCAGCTTCAATTCAATCAGAAGTATAAGAAGGTAGGTTTCAGAAGTGACTACCCTTCCATCACCGCCATCCTTGATGAGTACAACCTTCCTCTCAACAGAATGGTTCGCCTTACTTGCATCCCTCGCAAGTCTGCCAAAGGCGAACCTTACTACGAAATCATGCGACCAAACTTAAATTCGAGCACATGGCAACAAGACAAGAAGTAATACTCAAAGGGCTTACTCACTCTCCATCCGACTACGATTGTCAGGATGGGGAGTTGGCAACCTGCCTCAACCTCATCAACGAGGATGGGGCACTCCACCCTATTCACCAGCCAGTAGTAGCCGAGCCGAACATCACGCTGGATACAGGAGACACCATTGAACTGGTGCATAAGGTAACACACGATGAAGCGATTCACTCCCACTACATCATCCGTAAATCAGATGATACTTGGTACTGGATGGAGAAAGGTGGAGACGGAACTAAGAACCCTATCGACTTGAACGGATTCCACGTCAATGCAGTCTCATCAGTTGGAAATATCTTATGTTTCATTGGTGACGAGAAGACAATGTACGCTTATTGGAAAGGTAACGACTACACCAGTTTCGACCTTTCTTCACTTAGCTATAGTGCAACAATCACCAATGTTAAGTCTGAGAAATGTGATGTATCAATCAACCTTGGCGATGATTGGGATAATGCTTTTGAGACGAACAGACACTTTAATAATAACGTAAATACTTCTCTCAAAGGCGCATCTATCATATTCAACGCATTCGATGCACTTATCAACAAACAACTAAACGAAAAAGGTAAGGAATACTTCAAATATACGGTTTTTGGAGTATTGGCTATCAAGTTATATGATGGAACCTCACACATCAATATATCTAATCCATTCATTCTTGCACCTGAAACATCATTCAATAAGTTCATCTGGTATCAGGAAAAGAAATCTGTAGGAACAAGCACAAGCCTTCACACCCACACCATCAATGTTAGCATGGATATACCCAAAGGTTTGGAAGACCTCATTCTTGGTGTAGATGTTTACCTGTCACAGCCTGAATCTTTTATTGATACAGAGAAAAGAACAAGAGGTATTTCACGATACAAATGTTTTCTTTGGAACAGCAATATGGCATCAGGAGTTAATTGTGATGCCTTCCAATATCTGTCAGAGGAAGATGTTTACCAGTCGTTTGAAAACAAATCCTTCTATCTTAGTACCAGTATCAACAAGGAAAATCTAGGTACAGATATACAACTCAAACGAGTTTTACAGACAGAAGAAAGTATTTCTTTGGCAGACTTCAAGCGAGACTCTTTTGGAGGAAAGTGTGCTATAACATACAACAACCGATTGCATATAGGAAACGTAAAGAAGACCATATATAATGCTTTCGATACAGATATTTTCTCCAAGAGAAAAGTTTCAAATACACAACTATGCTTAAATGAGTATGTAGATGTTACAGCAAGCAGTACCGCTACCACCGATTATATTTGTGATGCAGTCTTCAAGGTAAGCATCAGCGAAAATAGCATCAAGCGAGATATATACCATAAGGGCAAACTACAATATCCTATCTGCCCTATCTTGGCATATCCTAGTACGCTTGCCACGGCAATGACTATCTATTTCCACTTACCGAAGTATAACAAATATTACTCAAAGAGAGTAAATCTGAAACCTTCCGAAACATTTGGAATGTCTTACTATATCAACATTAGTAAGAATCGTACTACTCCTACCGCAGTTGATAGACAATCTTCCAATTCTTTGGGAAATGAAGGATTTGGAGGAAGGGTTGATGCACCTACAGAGGAGGAAAAATCAGAGTTGTCTGATTACATGTACCTCTATCACGATGATGCTGGTATTCCTGCTTTCATGCAAATATACCGCCACAAACTCCTAAAAAAGGATTCATCTAGTGGAACAACAAGAGCAGAAGGTTTTGAAGGTGGTAGTTTTGGAAATCAAAATGGAACGGTAATTTCATCTTTATATTATTGGGACAATACACCGATAGATACTGGTGACTTCATAGAGATAACCAAGGAAGAATACGATGCAGCTTTAAGTAATGTCGTGAGCCAGAAATATGTCACACAGCACCCAAACGTAATAAAAGTAAGTGAAGCTGAGAACCCACTTGTCTTCCCTGCCAAGAATAGTGTTCAGGTTGGCTCATCCATCGTTAGCGCAATTGCAGCCAATACCAGACCTATCAGCGAAGGTCAGTTTGGTGATGCACCACTCTACGCTTTTACCGATGAAGGTGTATGGGTATTGATGCTTGGAGAAGAAGGAACCTATATTGCCCGACAGCCAGCAAATAGAGATATTTGCTCCAACCCGAAGAGCATTTTGCAGATTGATGATGCCGTTCTGTACCCTACTGAGCGAGGAATTATGATGCAGAGAGGACGAGAATCTGAGAACATTACAGATGCACTGGATGATTATCCTTTCGATTTTCTATCCATTTATTCACATTCAACAAAGGATAAGACCTATCCGGATAAACTCCTTGCGCTAGGTAATATTCCTGAGTCAGATGTGAAATATGTCTGTTTCCGTAAGTATCTCGAAGAAGCTGGCATGATTTACGACTATTACGATAGCCGTATCATCGTTTTCAATCCGAACTATACTTATGCTTACGTTTACTCTTTGAAAAGCAATATGTGGGGAACCATGCACAATATCTTCAACAAACGAGTAAACATATATCCTGAGTCATACGCTACAGACAAAGCAGGAAACATACTCAATGTGTACGTGAAGGAACCAACAGAAAATGTTCCATTCTTCCTTTGCAGCCGTCCTTTAACGCTTGGTCAGGATGCCTATAAGACCATGTTTGATTGCATCACAAGAGGATATTTAGGCAGCGTTCAGGCAGGAAAGTGTGGAATGGTTCTGTTCGGAAGTAATGATTTGGTTAATTGGTATTACGCTGGTTCTTCTGTTAATATGTATCTCAGAAACCTTGTAGGTTCTCCATACAAATATTTCAGGCTTGCGCTTATTGGCAACCTTGCCCAAAATGAATCTATCAGCGCATTATCTATAGATTTCCAACCAAGATTACAAAATAAACTCAGATAATTATGGCAGAATATACATTAACCGACTTCGATAAATACAAGGTTGAGCAAGGTGCATCCTTGGGAACGAAAATAGATGACAAGATAGTTCTATCCACATGTATCAACATTTATCCTTTAGGTACAAATATGTACATGGGATATGTGATATTCAACAACAACTTATACCAGTTGTTCTATTTCGACTCAGACGGAAATCTCTACAATCTGAATAAAACTAAAGTAGGTGTTGCCTATATTGCAGAATCCACCATCACAAAGACAACTGGAACAAAACTCGTCAGAGAGACTTCTTCCGATGGAACATCAAATGCTCGCCCATTCCCTAGATACGGAATAGCTACCGCATCAGAGGCAGGTGGAACAGAGGAAAGCGGCAAAGAAGAGGAAATCTTCTCCATCGCTACCCTACAGCCTAGAGAAGAAGTAGCCGCAAGTTGCTTGCAGTCTATGCTACAGAAGTATGAAAATCCGCTCAATATAGACAACACCAAGATTAAGCAACTTGTAAGCAAGTCATTCTTGTTTGCTCAGGAGTTCATCAATCAGGCAGTTCTGTATCGTGAGAAGGAGACAACATCGGCAACCGTTGAAAACAACAAGTACGCATCAGTTGATTCTGATTCTCTCAGTAGCGACACCGATAAACTGCTCTACAACATAGCTACAGCTATCAACAACTTTATCGCTCAGGATAAGAATCAGTATGCCGACCAACAGAAGAATGGTTTGAAACTGGCTGCTACAGACGTAAATGTCAAGACCTTGCCTGAGAGTATCAATATTAATGCTGCTGTTACTGGTTCGGTAACTACCAAGCAGGAGTCCACGTCTAGTGGAACATGAACTTAGATAAATATTTAGTTTGTCATTTAATACAATAAAGGGTAGCAGTCCGTGAAGGATAGCTACCCTTGCTTTATCTAGTCTTAAACGACTAACCTAAAATGGATGCAAAGCGATTCTTGCTCTAACAGCCGAGCGGTTGCTGGCATCCTTAATCTTCTGTTTCTTATCCTCAGCGAGTGCCCAGAACCTATCAGCACCATCAGGATATACAATCATCAACCATTCATAAAGGCATTGGTTCACGATGTAGTCATGCAAGTAGACGGTCATGGTATGTACACTTGTATTAGAAAAACCTTGCGGCATCCGCATAGCCAAGTAATAGGCATCCTCATAATTTGTCGGGGAACCTATACACTCTTCCCATTCGTTGGAATCAAAGCCGCCACCGAGCATTTCCACCTTAGTGAATCGGAAAAGCATTTCTCTGCAATCCTCTACTGCTGAGTCTAGAATCCTTGCTAACTTATCTCTGTTTCCTTCCTCTGATACATCAAACACATTCTTTAATTGTTTGGCATCTATACCTTTCTGCTTGGAATAAGAGTCAGCAAAAGAAAAAGCAGTATTCTTGATGTCATATACCAACTCATTCTTTTCCAACTCTATCATCACTTTATACCCTTTATTACAATACCTCATATCCTATCCTCCTATCTTGTTGGTCTTTTACGTGTATAAATGATTGCGTCAATCTTTAGCAGCAAAACGTTTGCCTTGGAGAGATAATCTTCCACCTTATCCTTATAGACTACTGAGCACCATTCTGCTACTATTTTGTTGACTACATAACTAAAAACCGTTGATTCTAAGGTCTTAAATAAACTCTCATTAAAAAGGCTGCTCACTCTCAGACCAAAGACCTCGTTGCTGTCTGAGTCACACTTCTGCCATCCAAGAATACTCTCCAAGGCTACGGAAACATCATCAATGGAATCTTCCCAAAAGCCTTCCAGCATTTCTATATCAGCTTTTGTCACAAACACTTGGTCATACAGACTTTTTCCGTTTTTATCCAAGTTCTTTCCTCCTATGTAGGCAGTAGTCTTTGCCACCTCCTCATAGATGTCACTTTTCGTGATTGTCAATGTGAAATTTGCCATTCTTTATCTTTTTATAGAGTTTATAACCTAATACGATTAGCAGCATGCAGAGTGCTCCAAAAGACCATACTGCATACTTCAACTGAAACTGCTCCCACTTGGAGAGTTGTTTTTCTACTGGGTAGGGAACTGGGATGGAGTCTCTTTTCAGGAAGGAATCCACCTTCACCTTATACACATTTTTATAAATACTCTTCTCATGCCATCGGTCAAGAAAGCAAGTATCTCCCTTCTGTCTGAGGAAGATTGAATCACGCACAAAAACGCTGTCAGAAGTATGCATCGTATCGTGTTTTACTACGTCCCGACATATAACTTTTTCCATCGGGACGTATTTTGTCTTGCATCCCGACAGAAGAAATGCCACCAGCAAGATACCAATCACGTAGAGTGCTACTTGCCAAAAATCAGTATCGTACCATTTTACTTTCATAGGCTAAACATTAAAGACCTTCTTTGCTCTTGTAAGGAACTTTCGTCTTGATTCCAAGCCGTTGGTTCCACCATTGATTTTCTTGGTAATAGCCACGAAGCTATCACTATCAGCCAGCTTGTTTAGGTCATGTTTCCACCACCACCACATAGCACTCTTCGTTGCTCCTAGCGGAAGCTCCAGCAACTGAGGGTTCTCCATGATGTCACCAGCACAATAATTGCTGTTCTGATAAGCCTGATAGTTGGCTCTGCCAGTAATCTGTATCAAACCTCTTCCACGATACTTGTAGCCATCACCATCTTTCAGGTTGCCGAGCATGTTCTTCAACTTGCCCACATCATACTTATGGAAGTAGTTTCTGTTGCCGAGTTCCTTGGTATATCGCAGTTCACCACTCTCATGTGCAATCTGAGCCAAGAAATGAGCCATACGCTTAGGAGTATCAATATGGAACACCTCAGCATAGCCATTGATATAAGGTAGGAACGCATCCACCTTATCCTTGGCATTCGGCATAATCGCTAAAATCTGTTCTCTTGTTACCTTCATATTACTTGCCCTCCTTCACTTGTTTCAACATACTTGCGAGTTCATCCTTCACCTTGCTCTCAAAGTTGCCTAGTTTTGTCTTGAAATAAACGTTTACCCCGAATATTGCTCCAGAGTAAACCAATGTCTGACTGACATACCACAGCACACCATCAGACACCACATAATTGTTGAGAAAGAATGATAAGAAGGTGAGTACAACACCACTCGCTAACATTCCTATAGCTGCACCATATTGCAATCCTTCACGTACATTTGGATTCATATCTTATATTTATATATTATCAATAATATGCAAAGATAAGAAATGATTCCCAATTAGTTACTTTATCCGTTTATTGTGTTCCATATTTTGCTGGTAGGATGCAAGCAGTCAGGGTCTTGCAGATACTCGATAGCCATCAAAACCACCATTTCCTTCAACTCATCAGCATCTTTGCTATATCGCTCCAGCATCACATGATGGTCACTTCTCATCAGATTCATAGTTACCGCCAAGTCATAGATGGTATAGTCAGAAATATCATCCTGATGCTTGTCAAAGGCTTCTCTTATCTCATCATCCGAGAAGAAAGGAGCCGTATGCTTGGTTCCGTCCGCATCCTCATACCACATCTTGCTGATAGCATCATCGGCAAAGTGCTTGTCAAAATGCTCATCACTCAACACACCATACACCATCGCACAAAGATGATGTTCCTCCACATCGCTCAACTTGCATGAGAGATACTTGCCGACTGCCTTAGCTATAGCCAACATCTGTTCAGGAGCCATTTCCTGCTGATACTTTTCTACAAACTCTACGAAATTCATACCTATATAATTTAAAAGTTTATGATGCTGCAAAGATACCAATATCTTAAACGCAGCACCATAAACTCGTAGATATTTCTGTAGCTATCTGAATATCAGACAAATACAGTTACGATAAAAACACCCCCTTTCTTTATTCGTCCTTAAATTTAGTTCTCTTTTCTCCACCCCTCGTCCAGATGTCGTTTTTCTTGCGTTTCGCCACCTTTCCGATAACGTCATTCTCGTAAAGTTCGGGCTTATTCTCCCTACCTTGGGTCTCTGAAGCAACACCACCATTCGGGTTGCCACCTTGGCTAGCATCAGGTTTCCCATTGCCATACCATTCCTTGTCACTTGGTTTGTCTGCAATCATAACTATAAACTATTAACTATAAACTATAAACTAAGCAGCAAGCGGTGGGTTCTGTCCGTCAGGACTCACCCCCTGACCGCTCATCATCTGCTGCAACATCGCCTGAGCCTTCGGATTGCTCTGTGATGCCTGAGCAATTTGCGCTTGCAACTGAGGAGAGAATCCTTGTGGAGTCTCACCATTCTGAATGGCTTGCTGGTTAGATGCAACCGATTGCAACAACTCCTCTCCAAATGGGAAATCTCCTACTTGCAGCAACTGCTCCAGCGTGATAGCCTGATTCTGCCACAAGGTCATAAGGAACTCATTCGCCATCTGTCTGTATACTGGAGTAGCTGTACTTTCCGTGATGTTGATGTCAAACTCAACGTCTCGTATCTTCTTAGGGTCATAGTGCACAATCTGTCCTGCCCTACCAACAATATTGAAGTTGCGAGCCACATCGTAGTACTGCTGCATATTTTTAACGGTCTTGTAAGCACCATCAATGATGAACTGGCTGAAAGTCTCCAAAATATCAAGCAGAGACATGGTAGCATTCTGTGTTTGCTGTGCATAGAGTGAACCGCTCGTACCTGATACTCCTGGTTTACCTTGTAGCGCACCATTCACTCCCGATATATCCTCAAAGAACTTCAACTGATAACTGAGCAAATCACCGATACCGATATTCGTAGAGTTGTTCGCTACTTGCTGAGGAACCTGACCGCTCTTGTTTGGCTTGTATCTAACCACACCATTGAACCTACTCCACTCATCGCAGAAATCATCCCAACTCATATCGTCAGGCAGACAATCCTCAGGACAGAGCAGCACACCCTTGGCACTCGCACGCATGATGAAGTCATACATCGTGATAAGTCGGTTCACGTATCTCTGCTGGTCAATCACGTCTTCCACGAAGCTGTGAATCTCACCATCAATAAACGGATAGAACTTAAAGCAGTACGGATGCTCACCATGAGCATAAGGGGTCTCGCCTTCTCTCAGAATATCACCGAAAGGAGAAAGATAGTAGAAATGCCAGTAATCATCCATAAACCACTCGGCATCAATCAGAGGAATATCCTCTTCCAGCATGCCAGCAGCCATACCTCGCCTGATTCTGTCTCTGTTTTCTGCATCTACAATATCAGCCTTATCCTCAATGTCGATTTTGAAATCATCACCATTGTTATAGTCATGACATCGGTATCTCGGTTTACTCTCCTTTCGCCAAACCTCAATCACTCGGCAGAGCGAAGGGTTGGCAGGATTCATAAAGTCGATAGTCTTAGGGTCGAACTCACCGAATCGCTGAGTGCAGTCTGCAATCACGAAATCTCGGTTAGCCGCCAACCGGTATATCTCCTTCAACTTCCGAGCTTCAGCAGGAGACTTGGCAAACTCTCTCAGCACGTTGCCGATGGTAATGTCATGCACCTCACCCAAGCAACTCACGTCCCAACCACGAAAATCCCTCATATTGTTGTCTATGAAGAAATTGTTCGGGTTCACGTAGTCCGTCCAGCAATCCAACCTACCTCTTCGCCATCCATACTTTTTCTTATAGATAGCAGCACCGCTTATCAGGAACTCTTCCATGGTTCGGGCATCCAGTTCCGTCTCTCGGTTCAGTTGTCGGTTACATTGCAGCACCACGCTCATGGTCTCACCATATCGCTTCTCATCCTTATCTCTTGCATTGCACGTAGGTTCCTTGCTCTGGGAACGATATACACCCAGCACATTCTTCACCAACCTACGGATAAGGTTGTTCTTTAATGGTTCGCTACCCTGCTCACGGATATAGTCTTCCTCCTTGATACGCTTTTTAAAGCCACACTTGCTTTTGAACTCAATGGTATCTCCCCACTGGTCTCCATAGCAGTATCGCTTGTTTCTCAGCCTTCGCTTTCTGAAGTTATCCATGTTGTTGTAGTATCGCTGAGCCTCCAGCAAGATAGAGAAGGCACGCTCGTATGGCTTGTCAAATCGGTTCTTGGATGCCTTCACGCTATCCAGTTCTTCCTTGTCAAGCACCCTACTCAACGATAGCAGTTTGGTTTCTTCTTTCTTCTTCGCCATAGTTTATGATGTTTCTGTAGGTTCAACAATATGTGCCAACTTTCTAGCCACTCCAAGGAATCCGCTTGCAGTATCGGTATCGCCAAGACTGACACAAGTGAGATAGCCAGCCATGTAGATAATAGAATCTTTCAGGATGGAAGGCAAACTGATTTTCTGTTCGGTAGTGATAGATGGAACCTGAACATAGATGAATGCCAATGTAGCATCCTGCTTTTTACTAGTATATAGTTCGATACTCTTGCCGTTAGCCGTATGCACGATAGCCGCAATCGGTCGCTCAGGATTTCCCCTCACACCATATTTGCAGTTCTGATACTTGTAGGCATCATCACTCTCTGAAATGATTTCGGCAGGACGGTTCCAGCCTTCTGCCTTCACAGAAAGGATTCTCAGCATATCGGTAGGCAAAACCATCTTACCCACGTAATAGCCGCCATTGCTATCCGTCCACGTTACAGCATTCGTACACGAAGTACCTTCCACCATATCCTCAGGAGCATCCGAAAGAATGATTCTTGCTGCATCTACGATTTTACTCTCAATAAGTTCTGCTTGCGAGAGTGTATCAGAATCGCTAGGAGCCAGCAAGCCAGCAGACTCTTGGTTTCTATCCAAGAGCACCTTCACCTCTTTCACTAAATCAGATACAGCATATTCTACCATTACTCCAAACCTTCTAGTTCAACACCCTTTTCTTTAGAAATAGCCAAGATGTCTTCCTTGGTCTTCATCTTGGAACGACTCACACCATAGGTCTCAGCCAGATAGTCCTTGGCATCCTCAACATCTGTCACTACGTGGGTCTTCTTCTCGTCAGCCACTTTCTTCTTTGCCTTGGCAGCAGCCTTCTTCTTGGCTTCCGCAGCTTCCTTCTTCTCGTCAATACTCTCCACCAAGAAGAACTTGTCGTTGAACCAATAATGAGACTCGATAGCCTTCTGTACCTTAGGGTCTCTTGTCATATAGATACTACAGCCCATAGTCTTACCCTCAAAGACGATACGCATTCGCTCGTCACCTACCATAACGCTGAATGCCAAATCAGTACCTGCTTGATATTTATTAAACATGATTATACCTTATTATATATGTGTTACTAAAAAAGGGATGGGGCTAGTGCCCACACCCCTCACTATTTGATGAATAAATTTGCAATTCTACCTGCTTTTAGGCAGCAGCCTTGATTCACTCTGTACCAGAAGAGTCATCTGTTGCAGGAACCGCAGCAAGGCGCATACGAGCGTGTGCCTTAGGGTACTTCAAGTACAGACAAGCTACCTCCTGAATAACTACTGCATCGGTGTTACGGATGCCAGCCTTCTTCAAGTCGAGCACGTTACGTGTCCAAGACAAGTGTACTCGCTTAACCAAGAACTCAGGGTCAAGAGCAAAGCCGCAGTCGCTCATACCGAAGATGTCAAACAACTCAGAGTGAATCATCAACACCTCACCGAAGTCAGTCTCCCAACTCTTGAACTTCAAGTTCCAAACCTCAACGGTGTCCTTCAAGCGGAACTTGTCAGAATCAATCTTACTGAATGCGCTCACGAAGTCTGAACCAGCGATAATCACCTTGCGCTTATTGCCGATACCAGTACCAACAAACAAGTCTTTTGAAATGTCAACCAACTCCAAATCAGTAATCACTCGTTCATTCTTGCCGTAGCCCTTCTTAATATCGTCAGCAGTAGCAACATGACCTACCTCAATATCCTTACCAGCCATCCACCAAATACCCTTGGTAAACCACTGGGCAGAGTTGTTCTTGGTAGTATGCTTGATACAAGCCATATCACCGAAGAGATAAGTACCTTCCATCGCAAGACGCATATCATAGATACTATCCTCCTCGATGTCAGAGAAATCCCAGTCTACTCGCTTAGCAGCAATCTTATTAAAGGTACTCTCCTCAACCTGAATCATGAAGTTCTGGCAGTACTGAATCTCAGAATCAGGAAGGTTGTTGAAACGACCCGTCTGAACGTCCAACTCACCGCAACTCTTCGCCATACGGATAAGTACCTGCCCCTTATTTAAAACAGGAATGCCGATAGCCTGCTTGGTGACCAACTCGCCATTTACAGCATACACAATAGGATAACCCTCTGTATCTTTACCGCAAACGCAAAGTTCCAAATCAGGAGTAGGAGCATCTGTAATGGTTGAATAAGCAACACCCTTATAGTTTGTAATCGCCTTCACACCTACCACTCGGATGGTATCATCCAGAGTAAACATTTCAGGGTCTTCTACCTTCAACACCATAGATGTACCAGTACTATTCATGGTATTCTCCTTGACGGTTGTCTTGATAGGACGTGTACCGATACTCCAATACTCAACTACAAACGAACTAGCAGACTTGGTTGTCGCATAGCGTGAAATCTGGTCAACTGGAGTAGCCATCGGACGAATCTTGGTAATCTTGTCGTTGATGTCGTTCTCATAGAACTCCGTGCCATTCTCGTTATAATGCTCTCGACCCTTGCCCTCAGTAGCAATACCATCATCCTGACGAGCCGCACCGCCATTGCCAGCTTCATTGGCAGCAGTAGCACCACCAGCTTCCGCAGCGTGACCACTCTCGGTAGTACCGCCATCAGGCAGAGCCGCCTCGGCCATGATAACCTGACCATTCACTCCAAAAATAACTGCCATGACCATCAGAAAGACGGAAAGCAGCCGATTAAATGTACTTTTCTTCATTGTTATCCTAAATTAATTAAACATTATATATTATCTTTTTACCTTTTCTCATTATCGAATGTGTGTTCTCTTCTCGTTGCCACGCTGCCAGATATTACCCCTACGTGATATTCTACCAACAGCACCAAGGTCAGGCTGATTATCCGTAGGCTTGGTCTCCGCATTAGCGGAATCAAGGTCAGCAGTACCATCGCCCTTCTTTCTCAGTTCAAGGTTCTTGACGTGCTTGCTGTTCTTGCCACGAACCTCACCCTCATGGGCAGCATCAGCCACATCGGTATCATGGTTCTTTGCCTTGATGAAAGCAGTAATCATTTCCTCAGTAAACTTACCAGTCACCACATTACGCATAGTCTGAAAGCACTGGTCGATGGCATCGTTCACAGCTTCCTCGCCATACTTCTCTTCCAACTTGTCGAACACCTCATAGCTGGAAGGCATGTTCTTGTCATACTCCTCCTGCAATTTCTTGCCGTTGGCAGCATTCTGCAAGAACTCCGACTGAGCCAATGCAATCTCATCCGCATTGTCAGGGTCAGAATAGTAATCAATGGCATCCTCACCATGGGTACGAATCAACTCAGCGTAAGGACTCTTGCCAGCCTTCATCGCCTGAAGGAAGGTAGCCGCCTCAGGGTCACTACCCAGCCAATCGCCCATCGCCTTTTCGTTATCCTTGTAACCCTGCAAAGCCTTCTGGTCGGCATCATAATCATCGTTGATGGCTCCATACATAGCTTCATCATCCGCATACTCAGTATCAGGATGGCGGGTCTTCAAACGCTCCAAAGCCAAGTCTCTCTTGGTCTTGGTGTCTTGCTGTTTTGCTGCACCAGCATTCTGCTCAATATTTGTATTATCGTCCATATATATATGTGTATATTTATAAATCAATGCCCAAAATTAATGCTTTTTTCCGATTTTCATCTTTTATCCGTTAATTTAGTCTAATCGGATGCGACTAATTCAATACTTTTTTGTATATTTGCAGTGTCAGATATGAAATATAAGGATTCACGATGCTATTATATACAGGAACGTGATGCTGACTTATTGAGGGCTTACAAAGAAATTATTAATGTAAGAGACAATGTCAGACTCTCAGAGATTGAGGAAAAGCTATCCCAATATCCGAGCAGAAGATTTTGGGTTTCAGAAGACCGTGCTTATATAGTCATATTAGACTTACTGAAAGGAAAACCTCTTGATAACATGATTCCTACCCGAAAGGAAATGTATCAGGAAATTTTCAGACGATTCCAGATTCATAAGAGTAATGAGCCATATCTAAGTAATATGGATATTATCAAACGTGTATGTGCTGAAAAAGCACCCAGTTTCTATTTGACTCCTCAAAGCATACACGTAATTCTTAGCAGGGTGAGAAAGGAGGAGAAGCAAAGATGCTACGAGAGACGAAAGAGAAGATTGCGCTTTATGCTGGGTACATTATAATAATGTGTATCACTTTTCTAGGATATGATGGCATGGGTCTCTCAGACGATTGTTCTATTCAGAACCGACTAAGCTACCCTTTCTTTCATCAGAACATCTTTCATGCTGCCATCAACCTTTATGTTTTCCATCAATGCTACCGAGCCATCCCTTGTGGCATCGGTCACTTGGTGGCATTCTATCTCATAGCCATCAGCTATCCATTCACCTCATCCGTGCCAATCATCGGTCTCAGCGGATTTATCTATGCTTACATGGGCTTTATCGCCCCATACGTAGAGAATAAGGTAAGATACAATCTCACCATTCTCCTATATATCTGTGTTGGAATCTTCTTCCCTTGCATGGCAGTTGGAGTCCACATCTATTGCTATGTACTTGGTCTGTTGTGGGGTTATCTAAATGCACCGCTATGCCAAGACAAGTAACCGCCAAACTGACTGATGCTGTAGACAAACACGTATTGGGCATCATGAAGGAGAACGAGAAACGCATCAAGGAAATCAACACACCATTCAATCCTATTAAGGGTGAAGGTTGTGGAGATAAGCGATTCCTGCTCTTCCTTCCTGATTTCCCGATTCAGAGACAGCAGCTTCCAGTTTCGATGAAGAAGATTCCGCTCGTCAAGATGCTCATCGAGTTTGGTAGCTGCAAGGCGGTAATCGAGGAACTGCACAAGGATATAGACGAGCCGTACAACCTAGAAGAGGAAATAGAACAACTGGTAGAGCAGTTCACTCGCATCAGGATGAAACAAGACCCTTTTTTCTTCTTTTCCACATTCATCTATATCAAACCGAAAGGTGGAGGTCTCCCCTTCCGTTTTTTGCTCAGAAGACCGCAGCGCAGACTGCTCAGGTGGCTGGAGGAGCGAAGAAAGAAAAATCGCCCTATCCGTCTCATCCTGCTGAAAGCCCGACAATGGGGAGGTTCTACGGTCATTCAGATGTACTTTCTCTGGCTGCAACTCATGTGGCAGAAGGGACTCAACTCGCTCATCGTGGCTCAGGTCAAGGACACAGCAGAGACCATTCGAGGTATGTTCGAGGAAGCTCTGAAAAACTTCCCTACCAAGTTCCTCTACGAAATGGGAGAAGCGTTCTCTGAGAACGAACCGAAGTTTGTTGGAGTGGGAACATCAGGTAATGTAAAGAAGGTTCCTCAGCGATTCTGCAAGATTAAGGTGGGTTCCATGGAACGACCACTATCTGCCAATGGTGAAGACTACAACTTGGTTCACCTTTCCGAGGTGGGTTTGTGGAAAAAGACAGATGGTAAATCTCCTGAGGAGGTAGTACAGAATGCAACAAATGGTATTTTGTATCGACCATACACGATGATTGCCTACGAATCCACCGCCAATGGTACTGGAAACTTCTTCCACAAGGAATGGCTTGCCGCCAAAAAGGGACAATCTCAGTTTGAGCCGTTCTTCGTTCCTTGGTACGAGATATACGATATGTATCATCTTGAATTTGAAAGCAAGAAACAGAAGGTAGAGTTTGCCAAATGGCTATACGAGAACCGCAACAATACCAATACGATGTCCGACCGAGAGGAGCCATGTACCTATCTTTGGAAGTTATGGACACTGGGTGCTCCGCTTGAAGCAATCAACTGGTATATTGCCGAGCGCAAAAAGTTCACCGACCATGCCGATATGGCTGCTGGCTACCCTACCGATGATATTGAAGCATTCAAGCATTCAGGAGCCAAGGTCTTTGCCGAAGACAAGGTTGACAAGTTCCGCAAGGGATGCCGAGCACCTAAGTTCATCGGTGATGTTTATGGTGATGGTTACAAGGGAAAGAAGTGTATGCAGAATGTCCGATTCTGTGAAGACAAGCAGGGGCAGTTGTGGATATGGAGCAAGCCTGAGACCTTTGATGATTGCAAGGTGATAAACCGCTATCTGGTCGTAGTGGATATTGGTGGACGTAGCAAGAATGCCGACTGGTCTGTTATCTGTGTCTTCGACCGCTATTGGATGATGGAAGGTGGCAAGCCGTATGTGGTAGCCCAATGGTATGGGCATATTGATATGGACTTGCTGGCATGGAAGGCGGCTCAGATAGCCAAATACTACAACGATGCTCTGTTGGTGATTGAATCCAACACCTTGGAGACGAAAGACAAGGAGCACATATTGGAAGGTGGTGACCAGTCTGAGTTCATCCTGAATCAAATCAAGGACGTATACGACAACCTCTATGCACGCAAGCAGAGTGAATCAGACATCAAGAATAAGGTTCCAGTGAAGTACGGATTCCATACCAATGTAGCAACCAAGCCAATGGTTATCTCAGTATTGGTTCAGGTTATCCGTGAACAACTCTATGTAGAGCGAGACGATAGATGCTTAGATGAATATCTCACCTACGAGAAAAACGGAACCGTATACGAGGCAGCAGGCGGAAAGCACGATGATTTGCTCATGACCAGAGCAATCGGACTACACATCTGTTTCAACGAAATGGAAATGCCAAAGATGATACAGATTCAGACAAGAGTAATGAGAAGAAAGGTTTCTGTTTCGGCAGCAACCATCATATAGTTTCAAACAATTAATAATTACGATTATGAAAGTAACAAAGATTTTCAAGCGCATCAAGTGCGAAATCATGTACCGCCAAGCTACGGCTAAGGCAGACTACGCATCCAAGAAGAACAATGGTGAAATCTTCTACGTCCTTCCTACGCAGAAGGGCAAGCTCATGATTATGAACCGCTCACTCTTCGAGACATTCAAGAAGACCAAACTGGTAGACAACGACATGAAGGTCAGAGACCTCTTCAAGGATTGTGTCTATCATACCAACTGCAAGAGTGAGAAGGGAAAGCGCAGCCGCAAGCGCAAATTTCTCAGATGGAAGGGCTTAATCTAAAATTTTTCTGCCCTAAATAAACGGATAAAAGATAGGAGGAGAAAATTCTGCCTATCTTTGCCTATTATTAATAATGTGTACCAAAATATGATTTATAAAATAGTACAAGGAAATAGTTTCAAACTCCACATCTTAGTGCGGAAGATGGACGTATCGAAAGAGTTCCAGCGACTCGTTGACTTCGATATGAATCTTGCTACCGACATCAGAGTTGAGTTGTCGGGCTGTTTCTGTAATACAATTTCTGTTCCAGTACAAGTAGCAGGAATCCAAGGCAACGTACTGATATGCGACATTCCTTCCACTCTTGATTATGGCAACTACAACGTCAGGGTATCATGGAAGTATGAGGGCAGCGAAATGGTCAGCATCGAGCGCAACCTTCTGAGAATCGTAGAACACAACTCTATGAGTAATGTTCCTATCGGCATTACGGAAGGAGAACATACTGGCTTATTCAACCTCCGCTACTACATCGTGACCGAGAATCAGTCTACTTGCCCTATTTCTTTCATCGTTGATAACGCTAAATTCAGCTACACCATCAATGGTGAAACCCAAATGGTGGAGAGTCAGGAGAACTTCGTAATTAACGGAACTATCAGCAACGGAAAGAAACTGGAATCCCAGTTCATGCCTATAGAAGGTTTCAGCATCGGTCAGGTAAAGGTTATCATGGACGGAAAGGACGTTACTGCTGAATATTACAACAGCAACACCCACAAGGTCTTCATACCAGCCGTATCAGGCTATGTTACCATCACAGTAAGTGGAACCGTCAAGGCAAGCTATTATGGAGCTTCGTCAGCCAAGAACATGAGTGAGTTGAACATGGAAGACCTTACGCTTATGGAAGGCACTCTTGTCGGTCAGACTCTTACCATTGAAACCACGGAAGAGAAACCATACATCTGGTTTGCAAGCCGCCAGCAACTTGTATTCAATCAATGTGGGTTCGAGGCATCCATGAACACCACAAAGCTAGGTGACCTCTACTACTATTGGTCAGACGAACTTGTAGCTGGTGATGATAACGAATATCAAATTAAACTAAAAGAATAATATGGCAGAAAAGAAAAAGTACAACAGCATCCTTGTAAGTGGGCGCAAAGACGAGACTCTGACATATACAAAGTTCGTCAAAGACGAAGAATCGGGAGAATCCGTAAAGGAATCGCTCGACAAGAAGGTCAATGTAACGGATAAGTTAGAGACTCAGCAAATCGAGGATGGTGCTATCACCAACGAAAAGATGGCTGCTGGTTCTGTTGGCAACACCAATATCCAAGATGGTTCTGTCAGCAACGAGAAACTGGAGGATGGAAGTGTCACCAATCAGAAGTTGGCAGAGAACTCCATCACCAAAGACAAATTGAAAGACAACACCATCGGTGTAGAGAAGTTAGACCCAGAGCTTCGTCAGACTATTAATGCAGCTACTGGTCTTCCAGAGAATTTGGTAGAAACCATTCAGAACGTAGATGATACACTGAAAGACCATCAGAGCCAGCTAGATGATAAGCAATCGCAGATTGATGATAAGCAGCAGCAAATCACCGCCAACGATGATGATATTTCATTGTTGCAGACTCGTAGTACTCAGATGGAAGAAACCATCAAGTCTATAGCCGCTACTGGTGGTGCAAGTCAGGCTACAGCAGTTACCTATAATAATGAGAAGTCAAAACTTACCGCAGTCAATATCCAAAGTGCAGTAGATGAGGTCGTTGACAAGTCTTCCATCAAGGATGAGGAGGGAACGTTAGTAGAAACTCCTTTCCGCTACATTCAGAATGAAGAGTTCATCTTTGCCAAGGTGGATGCAGAAGACAAACTTCTCTTCGGTTTTCAGTTGGATGGTACTCCAGTATTTGGTAAGACAAGTGCAGTAGAGGACAGATTGCTGTCACAAGTAAATCTATTGGCTGATAGGATTACCACTATCTTGGGTGATGATGATACTACAAGTACTATTGACACATTGAAGGAGTTAAAGAACTTCTTTGCTAGTATTGATAATACTCAGACCCTTAAAAGCATCCTTGCAAATCTCAATAGTATCAGCACCAAGTTAGGAGAAGACATTAAAAACCTTCAAGACACGAAGGTTGACAAAGAGGAAGGCAAGTCTCTCATTGAAGATGAAGTAAATGAATGCTTCAAGGTTATTGAGAATGAAGAGTTCCTCAAAGCTATAGTGGATTCCGAGGATAGACTTCTTTTTGGTATCTATAGAGAAACTGGAAAGCCATATTTCCCTCTCAATGAAATGTATCACGTTGAGCAGAATGAAGAGTTCTTCGCTGTCTGGCTTGATGCTGCTAACCATGTACTCTTCGGAATCAGAAGAGACGGAGAAGTCATTGGTGAAATCCATGCAGTCAATGCCTTGAAGCAAGTTATCTCTCAGCTTCAAACAGATTTAGCTTCTTTGCAGGAGAAGGTAGGTACAATAGATACCAACCTCAAAGAATTTCTTGACGTTTTTTCTTTGCAGGATAACGAGGAATATCTTGCAGTTGAGCAAGATGCAGAAGGCAAGGTATTGTCTGCAACAAATCCTGATGGTTCAAAGATATTTCACACTCCACTGATTCCTAAATCTTCAATTAAGTTTGATGACAGGACAATATATGAAGATGAGGTGGAAGATTACAAAGAACTACTGCTTGATTCTGATAACAAAATTCTACGCTATACAGATAAAAATGGTGTTATACATGAAAATAGAGAAATTGTTTTCAGTTCTGCTAAATTAGGTTCAAGTGAGTCTGAAAAGGAGTTGGCTGTGCCTCGTTCAATGAATCTTCCTAAGTATGGCTATACAGATATAAAAGAAGAAACTTTTTATTTGACAGCTAATGAGGGATATTCCGATAAGAATGGTATTTTAGCTATGCTTGTCAATGAAGATACGCAAGCCAATGCTCAAAAAGGATTGACCCCCTATAAGTACTTTGTTAAGTCAACGCTTCAAAATACTGATGGTGTATATTCTGTGACATCTGAAAGTGTATCTTTGAATTTCTATGTACCATCTGATGTAAAGGAGGTTGAAGGCAAGTCTTATGTAACTTCATCACTTACAAAGGGTAATGATGGCTCATACACCGTAAATCCAACTTCTATTGAAGTTACAAAAATTGTAGATAAGCCTAATGTAGGAACATGGGAAATCAGTAAAAATACCAAGCATTGGTGTTTAGTTGACATAGACTTTGGCAGCTATCTTAAAGGAACATATAACGTATTGGTTTCCTTCCAAGGTTCATCAACCTTATATAACAGAAAGAAGAACTTTAGATATGCCTTTGTTAAATCAGATTACAAAAGCAAGGTGAAATTGAAAATTGGAGAGTTATTGAAAGTGGACAAGTTCAACTTGAAGTCTTATTACTCTGATGATACAAAGCTGAAAGAGCCAATTATCTTTCGTCTGTATTTACAAGCTAAAGAATTACGTAATTTCAATGAGCAATATCCTTGGAGTACTTCATCCATCATTGCAACTGGAGCAACTGGTATCATTAAATCTTTTCCTGTATGCACATCTGTAGGTGGCGAGTTCTATGGTGTTCAGTTCTTTGGCTATAAGAAAGACAAGGCTAATTATATGCTCTCAGATGATGAAGATGGAATGATTATCAGCGGAGGCGTAGGCTGTAACTGGGCTAAATTTGACTGGAGTACGTGGGAAGACGAAATGAATGATGACCCAACTGAGAGTAACAGAGTTGCAGTTGAAAGATTCTATCAATTCATTAATGGAAATGACTTCACTAAGGAAAACGCTCCTAAGCACATGAATATCAATGACTGGATAGACTATTTCATTTTCATTCAGTTGTTCAGGCTCAGAGATAATGACATTCACAACCTTATTCTCTATAGCGGAGCAGACAAGAAAATTTTCTCTCCATTCCTTTACGACTTGGATTTATCATTCTTTGTTTACAGCTTTAACTTGGAAGCAGACCCAACAAATACAGTTTGGTTAAAGCTGAAATCATTGTATTGGGAAGAGATATGTGCAAGATACAAGGAACTCAGAGGTTCCGTTCTGACACAAGGAAACTTCAATATGATAGTCAATGACCTACAAAGCAGCATTGATTACTCTGACTTTGAAAAAGAAGTTAAGAAATGGGGACAAAGAGATACTAAGGTGACAACTGGATATTTGGAGGAATTATTCGGTGAGCTACTAAAAACGTTTGATGTATATTTTAATTTAAATAAATAATTATGGGAAAGTGTTTGATAACAAAAATGAAGGGTAGTATTAGTGGTGCTGACCTTCCTGTCATTGGAAAGATTAGAATTAAGCTATCAGCTAAGACCAATGACAACAATTCAAATAGCAAAGGCTATATTAATGTAAAAAACTCCAACCTTGAATGGGCTGGTGAAGAGAAAGTAGTTTCAGAATCAATTAATTCTTATACAATTTATTTTAATCAGCCAAAGAGTGGTGTTGTATATTGCTCTGATAAATACAATATTATCTTTATATTAACATCTTGGATGTATGCGGCAGATGTCAAGTTTGAAGACTTGAATAAATACTGTGGCAACTTAACACAATTGTATTTATCTAACTCTGGTCAGACTGGAGATTTAAGTGAGATTGCTGGTTTGAAACTGACAAATTTGTCTTTATCACATAGTAAAGTTACTGGAGACATTACTTCATTGCCAAACAGATACTTGTTGACTAGTCTGGATATTTCTAACAATAAAACAATTTCTGTTAATACGCAAGACTTATCTATCTGTACTGGTCTTACAGATCTTAATCTGGTTGATAGTATGGCTACAGGTGATATAGCGAACTTATCTACGCTCACAAACCTAGAGATTCTTGTTGTGAAAAATACGTCTGTTAGTGGTGACTTGTCTTCTCTTGCAGGACTTTCTAAGCTTTATTACTTTACAGACTGGATTCTGCAAAACACTTGGAGTAGTCAGAACTTACGACCATCAAGTAGCAAAATTATCTCTGGAGAATTCAGATTTGCAACAGCGACTGATACAGATAATTTCTTGATAAATATGGCTAAGTGTCAGACGTCAGATAGAAAACAAATCTATTTTCAGCAATCACATCGCACAATAGCATCTGATGCAGCAGTTTCCGCCTTGCAAGAAAAGGGATATACTTTATCACAATTAATTACTGATTAATAATATTTCTAGAATATGGAATTGAGAAAATTAACAAAACCATTCAAGGTAGTTCACGAAGGCAAGAACATTATTCTTCCTTTGACAGAGAAGGGTGACAATGCTGAGGTATACCCATCGGTGAATGCCACCGCAGTAGAGTTTGACACATACACAGAAGCCAAGGCTTACGTAGATGAGCATAACTTGGTGTATGAGGAGCCAAAGTATGGGGAGTAAATCAAATAGATAAAGAAGAAGGGAGTGCTAAACAACACTCCCTTCTTTTTATATTCATTCTTTATGTTTTCTATTCCTATTTAACTTAGGTAAACTATCATCATCTACTGTACCAGGCAGTTTAATCACCAAGCATTTATTTTCTGATTCTTCCTTTAAGTAAGTATAGCTCATTCCAAGAATCATAAAATCAGAAATTAATAGAAATATACTCATAAGAATATAATCAGAAAATGGTGGTTCTTTAAGAACAACCAAAGTGGCAAATGCAACATCAAAGATGATGCAAACAAGTACCCCTATAGAATAAACTTTAATTTTCTTCTTCATAAGTTTGAATGTTTTATTGGTGCAAAGATAACTAATTATTTCGGTTCGTCTCTATCAATTAACATTATTAACACTCGAAACATCAAAGAACTTCTCACACAAACTACCCATCATATAGCATGGTTCCTCGCTCAGCATATCAATTCCATCCTGCTCACAGATATGCGCTACCACATGAAGAAGCTCATGACCTATTGTGTTGATGATGCTGCCATCAGATTCACACTCCCCAATTGCAAGAACACTCCTTCTTTCAAATAGATTGGAATAGGTAAGCCCCCTATCTCCACTCGATAAAGACAGATGCTCGTAGGCTTCCGATAAAGGATTTCCGTTGCAGCCAATATCCGAAAGAGCATGGCATATCTCATCGGCATCAGGTGGCTGATAACCTATGAAACATACTATGCTCCAATCGTATTTCGGGAGTTCAATCACTCTTCTCATCATAACACATCTTCCCAAGGGATAGGCACACCATTATGGCAGCAGTCGGCATAGAATCGGTTGAAGATGAAACCATCCTTCTGGTCGGTATCATCCACCATATCCTTGATAAACTGGGCTAGCTGCTCCTCATCCTTGATGGAAGACTTGTAGAAGTCTGCCCTCGCCATAAACTCCCAAGTTAAACACTAGCGACCGCCACCATTGTAGCCGCCACCACCTCTTTCACCATAGCGGTTCGGGTAGTTCCAATCATCATTGACGTTGTTGAATCTACGTCTGTTCTCACGCTCTTCACGTTCCTCACGCTCTCTTCTCCAATCGTCACGATAATCAGGCATACGCTCACCCATACGCTCCTGCTTCATCTTTTTCAGACAAGACATAGCCTTGCTGCCAAAACCAAGCATGGACTCGATGTTGTCATACAAATCATCGAACTTATCTTCTGTAATCTCAATCATTACCATAATCTTCTTACCTTTATTAGTTCTTACTGAGCTTCAAGGCATCAGACAGAAGAGATTTAATTTCGGATAGCGTACCCTTCACTCCGTTCATGTCAGATTTCAGGTTACTGATGTCCTGCTCTTGCTGCTTATCCTTGGCAATCTGAGGATTGAGTTTGGCTATTATTTCATCACATGATTCCACTACTGCCTTATTGTAGTCAACACTCTCCAAGATACCTTTTGCTTGTCTGAGCATGGAATCAACCTCTGCGCACATAGCATCACGGCTATCGCTGACAACTACACCATTAGTTCCTGAGTTGGCTATCTGAGCGGTGGATGGCAGTTTCTCGAAGTTGAGTTGCTGTTCTCCAACCTTCACCTTTACATCAACCGTTGTGTCGAAGTTCGGCACTTGATTCGGGATGTAAGCTGTCGGGAACTTCTGCTGAGGGTCACTTACCGATATAACCTGACCGATTCTGAGAGTCGGCTTTTCTCCTCCCTTGTCTAATATGTAAAAAAGGGAATTTTGTCTTAAACCTTGAAACATTTTCTTTCTCTTTTATAGGGGCAGACATTGCTATCTGCCCCATTGTTAATACTCTGTTAACCACCAGTTGGTTGCTGAAACCCAAGCAGTCGGATTGTTCCGCTCTTCTTGTTGATATAGGCTAGAGCTTCCGTAGGGCTTGAAAGACCCGCTCCAGTTACAGCAGAACCAGTATGGTCTACAACGGAAGACTTGATAGCCAACTTGCTCTCATAACCCTGAGTAGTGATGTTATTGTTGGTCTGGCAGCAGCAGTTTGCAATCTGCTGAGCAATCTGCATGTTACCCTGCTGCAAAGCATTGATAGTCTGCATACCGCTCATACCAACCTGATTACCTACACTCTGAACCTGAGAAGTCAAGGCAGAAATGGCATTCTGAATCTGACCTTCGGTACAGTTCAACTGAGTGGCAAGAAGGACATTAGGGTCAACACCCTGCTTCTGGAGCAGAGGCGCAAGAAGACCGAGCATCCCATTGTTAGATGTAGAGCCTTCATTTCCGAATACATACGTTTTACTTTCCATATTATCCTGAATCTTTTGTTAAACATTAATTGATTAATACTACGTAACGTTACGAGCACAAAGATACGAATAATATGGATAGAGATAGATAAACTCGTAAAAGGTTGTTTAAGTGTTTGAATAGCAGCGATTTATTGTTACGGAAAAGGTCGTAAATATACAGGAGGGGCGATTGGGTCTCTCCTATATATAATTAATGTGTAGCTATTACTAAATATGGATGCCGTACTTACGTGATAGCTTGTGGAAAAAAGCCTTCTTATTAGCGAAGTATCTGATGAGCGACTTATTCCACTTCTTCTCATGCCCGAACTGGTCGTGGATGCCTTCGGGTATCTTGCCATCGTGAACATACTTTTCAAAGGATGAGATAGACTTGCCCATTTCGTGAGCACACCATCCCTTGTTGGCTTGCGTATCATTCATCATGGCAGTAAGAAGTGCCACAAGTTCCATATCTCCTTCCGACAGACCGCAAGGGATAGGCTTGCCCTCAGCTTGGGCAACTGCTGATTCATGTGCCTTATCTGCGAGAGCACGAAGTCCAGCTTCGATGATGCTGTAATTTACCAATTGCGACATAAGCGTATATAATTAAAATGAGTGTAATCAGGAACATATCACAATAGTACATCTGCTTCGTGATAACGATGGAACCATACATAATGTGTATTACGTTGACTCCTGCTGCATATAATAGCGGTATTCTCCACTCCACGCACAATCTGTGCAATACCTGACCCTTCCAAAGGGAAATCGGGTAAAGAATGTAAGTGATGAAGTAGAAGAACCAGATAGGTTCCTCGTTCTCTTCATACCACAGCGTTATCTCCATCTTGTTGTCGTAGAACTGAGATACACTATACCATCTGAAAAGCATGACCAATATAGGCGCATACTTGAAATAAAGCAAGTCCGTCATAATCTTGCTGCGTTCAGGGAGTAACTTAGTTATCTCTCTAAACAAATTCCTGACCCGTTGGTCTTCGTCTTCTTCTTTTCTCATAAGCCATTGTTTTCTAAAAGTTTATATGATTGAGGTTCTTTTACTTATTTAATAAAAAATCTTAGAGGTGGCAAATATAATAAAAAATTATGAAATAGCTACATTTATACACAACTTTAAAAGTTAAACTCTATAAATATTTACAGATTGATAGATTCGCACAAGAAATAGAGGTAAAAAGTTTCAGATTGAAAGCAATTATCCCCCAAAAGCCTAGCACTTTCAGGGGATAGTCATATATGTATTACTTCTTAGCCTTCGCCTTCTGGTTAGCCACAACTACCTTGTTAGCCTTCTCCAGCACGGCAAGAATCTTCTTTCTCAGTTCACGAATCTGTTTCATGTCCTCAGCGTTGTAGGCATCCTTGCCATCATCCAAGAAACCTTTCTTCAACTCGGAAATCTCCTGCTTATCAAGGGAAATCTCGTCAATGGCATCAATGGCAGTCTTGTTAGTGTTGTAGTAGCCATCGCTCTGACTAGGAGCCGTATCAACCAAGAGGTCGTAGGCAGACTTGAATCCGTTCAACTTGGTGTAGAGTTGTTTCAGCTTCAAGTCCTCGAAATCATCCTTCGGAGTAGCATGAGCCTTATATATATCCTCGGCATTCAACTTGTGAGGTCTATACTCCTCCCCACTCTCCTCGGCACGTTCCTTCTTCTTGTCTTCCTCATACTTCTTCACCTTCACATCATCCTGCTTGTACTGCTTATACTCATCAGAGCCGTAGAACCGCTCCAGCATAGAGTAATCACCATTCACCTTAGCTTGTTTCTTCAACTTGCTCAGGGTATTCTCTGCACGGTCGTGGTTCTCCTTCATATTCCAGAACTCATCACCTTGTTTCTTAGTAACCGGTCTATCATCAGGATTGCTGACGAACTTGCTGAATAATGGAATATCAGCCACCTTGATTTCCTTCGGGTCGTTGAGCGACTTGGTAAGAAGACCGAGCACCTGACTGCCAACGGTGTAAGCACCACCGAGATAAGAAGACAACACATGGTCAACCACAGCAGGGTTGTTCAGATTATACCTTGGGTCTCCAAAGGCATCAATTCCGTTCTGCTGCACATCAGGATAGTCGTTTCCGATTGAGTTAACCATCTTGGATGCACGAACCAACCAATCAGGAGTGCCCACGTATGCCTTGGTAAAGTTAGGGTCATACTTGTTGTATTCTGTGTCCTTGAATAATGGCTTGCCAGTGAAGTCAACATTAAAAGCCAATTCAAAGACAGGACGGATAGCATTAGGCATCAGACTAACCGCAATATTACCATCATATCCAGTTGGGTCGAGCGGAAGCATATCCACTACCTGACCGAGCAAGTCTTCTGCATACTGGCTCCAACTCTCTTCTGCCAACTCGCCACCAATCATCTTGGATGCAATCATATCACCTATTCCATAAAAGGCACGGAACTCCTGAGCAAGCGGAATCTTTATATGCTCATGAGTGAACGGAACCCACATGATAAGGTTGTTTCGTCTATCCCACTTTGTGAACTGCCAGTACTTATCCTTATCATCATCACCGCCCAACAAACTCATCAGGGCAGCGTTAACGATAGGAACCAGCACACCACTCGCCAACCACGATGCAGTAACAGCCGTGAACTTGAAAGGATGATGCTTGGCAAGCGCACCCAAGGTCTGCAAACTCTGTACCGCTGGGTTGATGAAGAGATAAAGGTTTCTTATCATCTGCCAGCCATATTCGCCAGTACCCTTGCGGTTGAAGTTCAAGGTTACGTTCTTGGCATCATTCACAGCCTCATCAATGGAACGTCCATACTGAATAGAGGTCATATAAACCGCAAATCGGTTACTATCCTCAATCATTCTGTTTAGGAACTCGATACTATCCATGATGGTGTGTCCTACCTTTACTGGGTTCGCCTTCCATCTATCCAAATCCTTCAAGTCATTCTTGAATTTCTTCTTCAAGTCTTCCACATCAAGCGAAGAGACAAAACCAGTCTCGCCACCATTCATCATGAAGTCATAGAACATTTGTTCCTTCTTGGTAGCATTTCCGTTGCTTACCTTCTCTCTCAACTTGCCATTCTGATAGTCTTTCAGCATGAATCCAAGATTCCAGGAGGTAGCCAGATTCTTTCTGAGCAGATAGTTGTATCTTCCATCCTCACGAATAGCGGTAGATGCCAGCGTCATTGTCAGGTCTCGGAAGTAGTTAGAAGGGATGAAGAGAGGTGAAAGACTGGTATAGGCAGCAGCCATCTTTCTGCCCAACCAAGCAGCAGCCCTATCAAGTTTGCCGCTCTGAATCTCTCTCACTCGGTGTGCTCTGGTATTGTTCATCGCCTGAGCCAACTGAGGGTCACCATTCACATAGATAACGTACTCCTCGCCATCCTTCATCACTCGCACCTCATGTTCTCTCTCCTCGCTATGAGTCTGAGGATAGGCTATGTTCAATCCGTCTCTCTTTTGGGTAGCATCGCCAGTCTGCGCCATCTGCTCCATCTTCTTCTCGAAAGCATCAATGGCAGCTTTCACCTGATTGCTATTCATCTGAGAAGTAATCTGAGGTGTAGCAGGAATCCACTCCTCGTTTCCGTTGGCATCCGTACTCTTCACATACCAAGCCTTGCTCAGGGTCAGCAGGGAAGTTGGATGATTCTGAGCCAAGAGCATCAGGTGCTGCTTCACCCAGTTCTTGTTGTTCAGCAGGATTCCACTTTCTACCATGTTCTCGATGTAGGCAATAGGGTCATCAGCGATAGAGGTTCGTCCATGTGCCTTCTTCAAGGTCTGATTGAAAGCACCATTGCCGCCACCGATATAGTCCCATACTTGGTCGGCAGTAGTACCATCCCAACCACGGAGAGGAATATAATGGCTATACATATCACGCACATACTGATAAGTATCTTTGCTCATCATGCCAGCCTTATAGCCATCACGGAGAATCTTCTTGGTAGCCGCATTCGTTGCATCCCATAGATTGTGAGTCTCGGTTACATACTTATCCTCAATATCCTTTACCAGTTTGTAGGCAGCTTCCTCAAAGTCTGAGCCGTCAAAGAGAGCAGACAAACCTGAGTAATCGTAAGCGATACCATTCTTGTCGTAGCGATAGTCCATATAAGATGGAGAATATTTCACCCTGAGTGCATTGTCTCTCTGTCTCCAAGTAGTGAAGTCTACTCTACCAAACTCTAGGTCGCTATCATTAATGATACGGTTCATATCACCCTTGTAAGCCTTGTATGCTGCACTTCTCTGAGCCACGTCCTCATAGTCAGCTTCCAGAGACTTCTTGAAAGCCATCTGAGCATCACGCTCCAAACCATGCTTAGCCATCATGTAGATACGTACATTATCATAGCTGTCACCAAGTATCTTCTTCATCTGATGATAAGCCTTTCTCAATGGCTGCAAGAACTCATTGTTGTACTCCTCAAACTCGTTCTTGCCCTTGCCGTGACTGCGGTTCTCGGCAGTATAGGCATCCTCAGCCATATTCAGGCGGTCAACACCCACTTCCTTCATGATAGCTTCCTGAGCCTTGCGGATAGCCAGCATACTATCTTGTAAGGCGATACGTTTGAGCACAGAACCACGCTGCAACTCTCGGTTGAACTCTCCAAGGGCAGTATCATCACTTAAAAGATGCTGCTCGTAGGTTGGAGCAGTCTTCCACAGAGCCATCTGCTTGCGGTACTCGTCCACTCTCCTCAGGAAGTCAACGGCACTCTCGCCAGCGTTGCGTTGTGGGATGGTTGGTCGCTTGGCATCCTTAGGCAGATTATTATCCTTCTTCCACTGGTTCAGGTAATGCTCAAACTGGTCATAGCGCAAGGAGAATCGGGTATTCCCCACGATATTGGCATTATTCTCATCGAATATCACATAGTTGTAATCGCCTTCCTCAGCACCGCCATGAATAAGACCAGCAGGGTACTTGATGCCGACAAAACCTATTTCACTCAAAGCCCTTGATGCTAATTCTGCACCATACGAAGGTCTTTCACGGTCGAAAAAATCTTCCAAAGCATGATAAAGTTCTTCACCTTTCAATGTAGGAAGTTTCTGCATGCCATTTTCAGGCGATTCCAATTTCATTTGGATAATACGCTCAATCCTATCTTTATCATATCTCGCTCCCCCATCTTTGAAATACTCGTTATCACTAAAACCATGATGGGTAATTTCCCAAAGTCTGTACCATTTTTCCAATGGGAAGTTTTGAGAATCATTCCATCCAAGGTAGTTTTCACCATTATCATCAGGAATATACACATCATAACGGTTGGCATTTCCCTGAGTCAGATAGTCTTCATCAAGGGAATCAATCCACTTCAAACCTTCCTTATATTCTGCAAGTCTATTCTTCAAGTTCTGCTCATATTCTGTTCCCTTCTCTCTATCCTTCAAGTTTTCAAGGGTACGCTGAATATCGTTGGCATCAGCACCAACACGTTTCTTAGCAAACTCCTTGGCACTTGCCACACTACCGCCAGTAGCCACATCGTTCACCATTTCACCAAAGACTCTTCTCTTGAAAATATCGCCCTTCACCCCATCAGGGTATCGCATATTTTTATAGAGGTCTTCCATCTTTCTATTCTTTGCTCTCTGGGCATACTCACGTCCAATCTTGCTAGAGTTGGTAACATACACACCATGCCCGAAACTCTCACTTCCTTCGCCTTCCAAGGCATGAGACAAATCGAACTTGTCAAAGCTAGCACCAGTGCCGTGATAGGTACGGATGCTAAACTTAGGGTCAGAGCCAGTAAGCAGAGGAGCAATAACATGTTCCGTCAACTGTGTAGGAATTCCGTTGCCGATGATTGTATGGCTCAGGTTCTCAGAGAATGGCATCTTGTAATCATCGCTCACTCCTGATACTCTTGCAAGCACTCTGCCCATGGCACGATATACCTTACCATCCGGCATCACAATCACGTCACCACTCTTGGTTCTGAGTGTCGGCAGGAGTTCATCAGCAAAGGCATGAGGAACCTTTCCGTCAGCGTAGGCACTACCCATCACATATAATGGCTTGTCTATGTTTCTCCAGTCAATGCCATCAGCCTTCAAGCGAATATCCATCCAAGGAGCCACACCATTCTTCTTCTCGGTCAGGGTCGGAATAATATCAGCCACAGCTTCATACCATCCACTCTTGCGTGCCATCTTCTTTGGCTTTTCAGGGAGTTTGCCATCACGAACCGCACGGACAATCAATCTCTCTCGGTTGGTGTAGCCGCCATAGTCAGCAGCGTTATACACATCTGCATCCCAAGTGTAGCCGTTGGCATCCAGAGCTTCGGTAATAGTCTTCATGGCATCTGAATCCTTATAGCCCTTCACATTCTCAATGGTCACCACCTTTGGCTTAACAGCATTGATGAACTCGGCAGTACTAGCAGCAGTCTCCTTGTCAAGTTCCACCTCAGCATGGTTACTCTTCGCCTGAGAGTAGTTCTTGCAGACTGGGCTGGCATGGAAATACTCCACCTCGCCATCTATCTGCTTAACCAATTCCTTAGGGTCAACATCACGAACATCAGCAGTAACGATATGCTGCCCGAAGTTGTTACGATATACACCGCTTATCTTCTCATCATACTCAACTGCCACCACTGGGTCGATGATACCCTTCAAGCCTTCCTCTACAAGTCCACCACCGCTAAAGTAGGTTCCAGCCTTAATGAGAGTGCCATCCTTCAGGGAGAACTTAGGTTCCTCGCCAGCAATCTCTGCCTTGCGGTTCTCGCCCAGAGCCTGAGCAATATGAATCATCTTCTTGTTAGCCATCTGCCAGCCGCTAGGCATATCCTCAATAGCAGTCTTGATAGCATCATCCACCTCATCAGGAGTGTTCAGACTCTTCAAGTCCTCAGCCATATCAGCCGCCCCACTCTCCTTTCCGTCAGCCATATCACGGAGAGAGAAAGACACATCGCCAACACCCAAGAAAATCTGGTCTTTACGAGCCACGTCCTCAGTAGATACAGCGAGAGATTTTCTTCTCTCCTCAGGAGTCATGTTCAATCGGGCAGATACGTTGCGAGCTTCCACCTCTCCTGAGAGACGATTATAGCCATCATATCCGATTCTGCTAGACTTCTCCAATCTCTCAATCTGCTTGGTAAGGTCGTTGTATCTATTATTGATTTCGTACTTTCGTCTCTGCTGCTCCTCAGGAGACATAGCATAGAACTCCTTTGCTACTGCATCTTTTTCAGCCCTCAACTTGGCGATAGCATCCAAGGCATTCTTGTCAATTATTATTTCACTATTGCCGCCTTGTGCAAAGCCTTCCTTATCCTGAATATAGTGCTGAATCTCGTGAACCAAGGTCTTTTTCAGACTATTATTCGCCAACTTATAGTGTGTGTCCATGTCGTACTTTATAGCCTCACGAATATCTCCAAGGTTCAGCGTAATGGCATTATTATAGAAGACACCACCACTCTTTGCTCTACCCTTCAAAATCTTCATATCCTTCAATTCAGGATAAGCATCAAACAACTCAGGGTATTCCTTAAACAAATCGTTTGGTTTCTCTACAATATCAGAGAGAGTCAGAGTCTTCTTATTCACCCATTCCTTCGGGTCACGGAGAACAACATCAGGCATTTCGTATCTCCACTTACCATCAGCACCACGCTCCCAGCCAGTAGCTGCCTTGATAGCCTTAGCCTTCTTTTTGTTCTTCTCCATATCCTTTGCCACAGAGAGATTATCCATACGGAAGGTACGCTCCTCTGCCTTGTCAGCAGCAGTCGCACCACGCTCACCAGCGAGAGAGAATCGGATATTGTCGCTACTATTGATAGCTTCATTGAAGGCACGACTGCGGTCTGCATCGTTCTTTTCGTCATACTCAAAGATTGATACACCAGCATTCTTCAATGCCTCCTTCACCTCTTTCTTGGTAGTAGTAGGAACAACAGCAGCAGAGAACTCATCAAATCTAACTGGACGTTCAAACTTGGTTTCAAAGTACATGACTGGGGACTCTTCCTTGATAGCCTTAACCATTTCCTTCAAACGTTTAGTGTCCGCATCAGAGAAGTCCACGTTGTACTCCTTCTTCAAGTATGCTTGTGGGTCGCTGGTCATTGCAGCCTCAGAGAGTCTTGCCAAACCATAATCGTCAAAAGTACCAGTTGCATCAGGCTGGCACTTCATGCCAAGTTCAAAGAATACATTCGACCACTTTTCTCTGAAATCATCAAATTTCTTACGGTCAGAAGTCAGCAAGTCTTTCTTGGAGCGAATATCCTTCAATGTTCCATAAGAAGGCATCAACCTAGCAGCAAAGTTTTGGAAAGATACAGCCGCACCAGTTGCACCATTTCGACCTTGTTTCTTCATTATTTTGGAAACATTCTCCAAGGTGTTTGGCACATATCTACGATTGCCACTAGGAGTAAAGCCATCAAAGATTACCTCCTTAATGCCATATTCCTTTTCCTTACCTTCCAGCCAAGTATTGAACTCATCTGTCAGGTTATTGGTCTTGATGTAGTCTTCCACATCATTAAGCGTAGCATTCGTATCAACGCCACTCTTACGATGGTCATACTCTACATCACGGACGAAGGTCTGCACGCCCTTATAGTTGAAACCATATTCATCATATAGTTCAACATTCTCCTTGGCAATGGCATATCTCATTCCACCCTTAGCACCAGCATCAACGATAGACTTATTTCTTTCCAGCCAAGCCTTGGTCTTCTCCTCATACAAATTCTTATCGCCATCAAACTTTGCCTCAATGTACATATCCAAGACCTTCTGAGCATCAGCCTTGCCGATACCATAGATATTGAAGTCTCCAGCAGTAATAAACTTCAACTCGTTATATGCTTCATCACTAAACTTAGGCTGAATCATCTTCGGTTCAGAAGCCACACCCTTCTCATGAAGGAAGAGATACTTCAAACCTGAATTGGCGTCCCCATCTAGCCATCGGTAGATACCATTTCTTACTTCATGTTGCATTTCCTTCGGAACGGATAACACATCTTTGTTTACTTGCTCTGAACCCTTATCGCTTATATGTCTCTCTACTTGCGGATAAGTAGGAGTATAAACATCACCTTGCCAAGTACCTGCATTCTTTCCAGTTCTCTTAGCAATCTTATCGGAAGGCAGAATCAAGGAAATGCCACCATACGCCTTATGGTCTTGCCTACTAGAGTCAATGACTGCCACAGACGGATTGGCAAGACCACCTTGTTTGATAGCCTTCAACAGCTTCTCTTCTGATATGTTATGCACTCCTGCAAGAGTTTTTTCGTCCTTCAATGAAAACTTTTCGCCATTTTCCTTGGTAGTTTCAGAAGAATTGTCTATCTTTGCAGCAGAGCTGAGCGGAGGAGTGGAAAGGCTTTCCACCTTATCATCTTTAGGAGTTAACATAATGAGTTCGCCGCCATTTCGTTCAGCTTGTCTTTTTATTCTCCCAAGATTTCTTTCATCAAGTGTATACCAACCAACAACTTCAACATTATTCTTGTTGTCGTTTACTTCCAACACGGTGATAGGACTTTTATCATCTAACTTGATTGCAACCCAATGGTTAGGTTTCTTTGTTGGCTGTGTATGCCCTACTAAATCTGTATTGTATAAAGCATCATTCAATACCTTTTTGCTTTCAGCAGGAGTAAACTTGTGAGCATTCCAATTCTTCTCAAAAATATTCTTCTTGATGATAACTGGTTTTCCGTTTGCTCCTATAGCAGCATCCACATTCTTTGGTATAGCAGGAAGCTCTACATTACGGAAGGCACTAGTGAAGTCTTCATCCGTCAATTCGTCAACGGACTTAATCTTATCCAGCTTCAAAGTACCATCCTGATTCAGAGGATTCCCCTGATTATCCTTCAACGAGAACTTGGTGTGCTCTGTGATTCTCATATCCTCAGGCTTGAAGATAACATAGTTGGTATCACCTTCCTCTTCACCACCCATGATGGTTCCAGCAGGATATTTGATTCCAGTGAAGCCTAGAGAGGAAAGAAACTTACTTACATCCTTTGGCTTGCTATGCATCATCATTGGAATAACCGTAGTATATACATATTTAAAAGGTAAATCCAGTTTGAATCCTCTCTTCTCAAAAGATGAAATATCAACACCATTCTTAGCCAAAGCATCACGAATAGCATTTATTTGTTTCTCAGTCAAAGTCTTCTCCCATTCCAGATAGTTACTGCCATTATCCTCAGGAATATTCACCTCATAGAGATTGCGATTTGTGGTTGGGTTTGGGTTGAACCAATCTTCTGGTTTAGTTGATACAAACCAATCATATTCTTCTTTCTTTGATATGTTTGATTTATCATTGTCTGAAATTTCAAGCAAGGTGTTTTTGACATAATTATAGTCTCTAATTCCACCATCAAACAATGTTGCAATCATATCAGTGAAAGTTTTTTTGTTTTTGCCTACATATTCTACATCTTTGTCTGGGTCATATTTGATACTAGCATAGTCCTTACCTATCTTCTTTGAAGAGGTAACATAGCCACCCCAACCGAATGCTTGGGAGCCAGCACCCTCGCCCATGTGGTCGAAGTCAAACTCTGTGAAGTCAGCACCGCTACCATGGTACACCTTCAACGAGAACTTAGGAGCATCAGCTATCTCCTGATTGATGCTGTTCACAATATCATCAGTAACAATATCGCCCTCCTGAATCTGCTGAGGTTCACGTCCAGCATTCTTTACAAGTTCTGCTTGCTCTGCTCTGGTCAAGATACGGTTCACCTTCATCGCACCAGTAATCACCCAAGGGTCAGTCTCAGGGTTCGGGTTTGTACGATACATATAATAGCCATCAGTAGGCAGATGTTTCAAGCCAGCCAATGAATGCTGATACTTGCCCGATGGATTGATACCCTCTTGGCGAGCTTCCTCCTGATAATCAACATCAGCAGCATACTCCACCTCAGCGAAGACAAAGTTCTTAGGTAAGAGAGTCTTGTTGCCCTCAGCATCCTTGCGGTTGAACTGGATAGCGTAAGGCACTACACCAAGATGCCAGCCTGGTCTATAGGCTATCTTACCGCTACCGCCTTGCGTTCCCTTGCCGCCCTGCTTAACCTGAGGTCTGCCAGTCTTGCTTTCTCCTGCTATAGGAGCAGCATCAGCATCGAGCCACACACCAACTGGAGTAGCAGCACCATCAGGGTTCGCTACCATTGGTGGATAGAGTTTTCCATCCTTCAATACGAATACCTTGTAGCCGATTCCCTTCTTCTTAGGCTCAGGTATCTGACGAAGAGAGAATGAAACATCTTCGCCAGTCTCAGAGTTTGTCACCTCACCATTGGCTGTTTTCACATAGGCTTGTTCGATGGAGCGGATGATGTTCTTGGTTACATCGCTATACTCAGTACCAAAGAATGCCAACTTAATCTTCTGCAATATCTCATGGATAGCAGCGAGCAGAGGATGAGACATCTTCATGGCAAGAGTGTGAGCCAAGTTGAGGTCACGAATCATTTCGCCTACAGCATCAGCCACCACCTCCTCAGCATAGTAATCTCTAGCACGTCCAGAGAATCCAGCATCGGAATATCTCTGCATGGTCTCATCTACCGCCTTGTCGAAGGCATCAGAGCCATAGGTATCGAGCACAAGCTGAGTCAACTCATTGTATGCAGCAGGGTTCAGGTTCTTGATTTGGTGAGTCATTTCGTGACCGAAGATAAACTGAGCACCTTCCGTGGTAGAAGAGTCAAGGGTGATGAAGATTGTACGATGAACGTTGCCATCGGCATCCTTGGTTTCCTGAATCCATCCGTTGCCCAACTTGTCTGAGTACTGCCATTGAATGTTAGCACCCATCATCTTAGCCAGTCTCTCAAAAGCCTTGCGAGTCTTCTCGCCTACGATGTTGTCAACGACCTTCATATCATCCACCTTATTCTTCTCTACATCAGCAGCACGCTCGGCAGTTGTCTGCTGCTTGCCATTCTCCTTAGCAGAGAAAGGAAGGTCTGATTCATCACGCTGTGCGCCTAAAGGTGCTTCATCGGTAGCATCCTCAGGAACATTTATATTATCATTTATATTGTCATTTATCTTCTCATTATCCGTTTCATTAGACAAATCATCAGATTCATTATCCGATTCATTATCCAACATCGCCTCTGACTTCGCCTCTGACTCAGCCTTTTCATCGGACTTCGCCTTCTGCTCAGCCTCCAGCTCAGCCTTTTGCTGCTCAGCATAGGCTGCATTCTCCTGAGCACGTTTCTGCTCTTCAAGTATGTTTTCAGCCTGAGCAATGCGAATATTTTCAACAAATTTCTTTGCTTCCGATGCCTTGAAACCGCTATTGATAATATCAAGAAGTGCAGCACGAATATCCTGAGTGTCGAGTGATTCAAGGTTGGATGGACGATTCTTCCACAGACTATGAACGAACGCATCAATGGTAGTTCCCTTGCCATCAGCAGCGAGCAACTGAGTCTTGGCAAAGTCTTCTCTACTCAATCCAGTCTCCTGCTTAACACCTTTGCTTGTCTCTGTACCCTCATAGTTGAGAGTGTGAGCACCGAGGTTGCTAGCCACATATTCCTCAGCAGTAAGCGGAATCGTATCTGTCACATCAATGCCAGTACTATCATACAGACGATGAAGGAGAGAGCCGATGGTATCTCGGTAGAGTTGTGATACAGCCTCAGCATCATCCTTCACCGCACTCTTCAAGCGAGCGAACTTTCTTCTTGCCTTCTCAATGAGTTCCTTTCTACCCTCAGCAGTATCTTCCACCTTGGCAAGTTGTCGCTCATTATAAGCATCACGGATAGCGATAGCAGAGTCATAAGCCGCCTGAGCATCAGCAATAGCCTTCTCCTTGGCATCCTTGGCAGCTTTCTGTTCCACGAAAGTCTTACCCTTCACGGTCATGTTGCTAGCCTTGTCGAGTGCCTTCTTTGCATCAGATACCCATCCGCTGATTACGCTATCTGCATCCTCACCAAACTGAGAGTCATACAACTCAGCAGTCTGTGCGGCAGTCAGCTTCGAGAAATCAGGATTGCCATCCTCCAACATAGGCACGATGGTTCCATCTTCAAGAGTCATAGCAGGAGTCTGCTCAGGAGCAGGAGTATTCACCTCGGCATTAGATTCCGATTGATTATTCTCCTCATTAACGATATTGGTATTCTCATCCAAAGGTGGAAGCTCACGATGGTTGTTGATATAATCAAATGATGCAGACCATTTTTTGCCATCCTTATCTTCAAGGATGATACTGCCCTGCTCATCTATACCGACAACTTTTGATAGAGTGTTTGCCTTTGGTCTTCCGAAACCATCGCCACTCATCCATACCTCACTACCTTTAGGCAAACCGAGATTTGCAAGCCGAGAATCCTCATCAGATTCTTCTCCACTATTATCCTCTATCATTGAGGATTCAGGCATAGCTTGTTTGTATTCATCGAGCGACATAGAAGAGATTGTAGCCACATCTTCTTTATTCACAGCATGAGGAACAATAGTACCATCACTCTTCAACTCAACTACCTTAGCTTTAGCACCAGCATCACGGATAAGGAATAATCTAGAGTCAGGGTATTTGGTATTACCATCCTTGTCGAGCACATCAACGAGCACCACGTTACCATTATCATTGAGAATCTGATTGAAGTCAAACGAAGGTTGAGTCTCTTCTGTCTCCTGATTCTGCTGGGCAGCACGTTCTTTCTCCATCTGTTCACGCTCAGCCTTGGCAGCTTCCAGTCTTTTCTGGTCTTCCAAGTCTTTCATCTGCTGCAAGTCTGCAAGCGAATAAGGATTCTCCACCACGTTACCATCAATAGAGATAGCAGCAGTACCATCACCATAGTCAGCCAACACCTCATAGGTATGTTCTGAACCATCAGTATCAGTCACATTGAACTGGGAGCCAACTTCAACGGTTCCATCAATGATGCCAGCCACTTCCTTGATAGCATTCTCTTTTGCATCAGTTACCGCCTGAGCCTTCACATCATCAGCAGGAAGTTCTTCACCCAGTTCAGCAAACATCAACGCATCTGCATGTTCTACACTATTCGTTGTCGGGTCATAGTATAGAATCATACCATCGCTATTGCTTACATCAATGGAGCCATCATCATGAGTAGCAATATTACCACTGATAATATAAACACCACAGTCTTCCAAGCCACCTGATGCTTTGATAGTAGCGTTACGGACAGAACCACGACTCTGGTCTGTGTACAAATCCACTCTCTGTTCTGCCTGATGAGCAGCGAGGTCAACCCTATCTTGTGCATCATCAACCACACCTTGGTATCGGGCAGAAGACAACTGGTAGTCATAGATAGCTTGGTCAAGTTTATCATCCTTACCAGTCAGGGATTCCAGTTCCTCGTCACTCATGGCAGATAGCTGCTGCTCAGAGATACCCAATGCTGCTGCAAGAGTCTTCATCTGGTCTTCCTGCTGAATCTGAATATCATGCTTGTCTGCATCATCAGCATCATGCCCCTCAGAGTAAGCGTTGTCAATATCTGACTGATGCTGCTCCTCAGGTGTTGTTGGCTCGTTGGTAATCTCCTTGGCATTCATTTCAGCAGTCTTGGCTATATTGTAGCCACGCATCTTCATCAGGTTCACACCATAGTTGACAGCAGCATTAATCTGCTCCTTACTCATGGTATCTCTCTGACGGAGAATGCCAGCCAGCACACTACCCATCTGCTCGTTGGTTGCGTTGTCTATCTTATCCTTGATGTCTGCCCAGTTATCGCCCATAAGGTTCTGTGCATCACTATCAGCCACGTTCACCTTGTTGCGGAATCGGTAGTACTGAGCACGATTGTAGATACCTTTTACTGGTCGGGAGCCAGCACCCATAGCATACATAGAACCGACAGAGATAGCCATACCACCGATAATGTCAAGTTGCTGCTTAGCATCAAGGAGGTCACTCACCTTTCCTTCACCATCCAGCAGGGCATGAAGAGGAATACCAATTTCCTCCTCCATCACTTCCTCAGCGAAACCATTGATACCGAACTTCTCCATCCACTTCTTGGAATTGGTGTACCATCCACTCTTGCCGATATTCTTAAAGAACTCAGCAGAAGCATTCATACCATGTTTCTCCATGAAGTTGACAGCACCCTTCTTGATACCATAGTTGTGACCAAAGAGTTTTTCAGTATAGTTCTCTACCATGGCAGAGGTCATACCCTTATAGAGAGCAGTACCCATAGACTCGCCACCTTCATGCAGGAGGTTTCCGTTTTCGTCAAAGGTTCCGAACTTATAATCACCCTTATCGTCCTGATACAGATTACCAAGATGTCGCTGCATGATGTCTGCTCCAGTCTTCAACGCTTGCTCAGTTCCAGCCATTGCATACGAGCCGATAACATCGCCAGCCACGATACCAGTATTCTTCAATATGGCAGCACTCACCTTTCCCATGCCACGCTTGGCAGCAAACTTCAACGCTCCACGACTGATACCCTTGGTAATGCCACCATAACCGCCAGTCAGGAAGAAGTCAGCCATAAATGGGAGACTCTGCCCTGCAATCTTCGTCCAGCGATAGATGTTACCCATCTTCTCGTCTTCGAGAGCCGCAGCAGCATCCGCACCCAGTTTACTTTTCAGGAGCATCTTGTCAGAACCAGATAGAGGAATGCTGTTATCCATCTTTGTCTTGATACGCTCCATCTGTCCCATGGTAGCGAAGTCAGTCAGACCGAAATCCCATGTCTTAGCAGTAAAGGCAGTATTGTCAAGAGCCTTCAAGGCATCCTCACTCCAGCTACTTGTAGGATATTGTTTCACCGCTTCAAGCGCACCAATCTGCTCAGTAACCAGAGCAAGAGAGGTTGCCAGCTTATTTCTATAGTCACTCTGCTCAGCAGTTCTTCCGTTACCTGCACCGATACTAGCACCATAAGAGAGCAAAGGATTTCCGTGTTGACGATTATCCTCAGCGATAAGAGCTTCAATCTCTTTCTTTCGGGCATAGGCATCAGCCAGTTTCTTGTCAAACTGCTTTTGAGCACCCTCCTCAGTAAGGTAGGTTCCATTCTTGCCGATGTTCTCCTGCAAGTCATAGTTGCCATTCTTATCACGAACATCAAAAGCAGATGGAATCTCGCCAGTATCAACCGCATTCTGATAAGCAACATCCTGTGCTTGACTCTGCTCAGCTTCAGGAAGAGAATAAACATTCTCGTTGTCCGAGGTAACGTATACTCCATCCTTTCCAGTCTCAGGATTGTATACGAAATCATCCTTCACCACATTGTTTGCATCACCACCAAAAGCAGTCTTATGTGTACCCAAGTTCACACGACCGAAATCCTTCTGCTGTTTCTGCTTGCGTTGTTTTAATCTGTTATATCTGCCAGCATTGTTCATTGTCTGCTGAGCACTAGCCGAGATAGCTGCTGCCCCAGCCGAGAAACGAGCACGGTCAGCAGCACTCATAGGAACACTACCGCCCTTCGCTCTAGATGAAGTCTTACTACGAGGTTCAAAGAGTGCAGAGTAGAAACGTTCATAAGTAGATGGAACATCAAAGTTCTGAGCCTTCAAGTTCTCATAGATAGCGTGTCTATTATCCGCACCGCCCTTTCCGTCTCTTGTCAGAGCACTCTCAAACTTATTGTAATCATCAGGCACATCATAGTTCTGTGCTTTCAGATTCTTGTATAAAGTGTATAATGGTCTTTCTGCCATGATATATATATTTGTTTGTTACCAATTCTGTTACCATTTTACGCCAGTCTTCTTCTTGCCACCAGCCGAGGAAGAACCGCCTGCCTTATGTGTTGTATGCTTGCCGCCACCAGATGATGTACCACCTCCAGTAGAACTACTTCTACCTTTCAATCTATCCATGAGGTATCTCACGTTAGTCTGAGTCACATTCTTGATTCTCAACTTTCTTTTAAGTTCATTTATCTTCTTCTGCCCCTCAGGAGTGTCCATCAGGTCGTAATACTCATACCAATAACCAGCAGTAGTTTGGTTACCGCCAGAAGATTTCTGAGCCTTATTAGAAATTCGTCCTTCTCGCAGTCTAGCAAGTGCATCCTGAGCAGCCCAATGGCTTATCTGACCATCAGCAAGCATCTTCTTAATCTTCAACTGATTATCTTTATACTCAGCATCATTGGTATATTTCAACTTCGATAAGTCAAGTCTTCTGTTTCCTTGGTCGATTCTCTGCTGCCCTTGGTCATTCTTCACCTTGTTGATTTCGTTCTGCATATCGTGATACCTCATCTGCTCAGCAAGAGTCAGGTTATTCTTCCGAGCTTCCTCATCAAGAGCGAGTGCCCTCTGATACCCAGCCAGCCATGATGCCCGATTCTTTTCTCTCTGAGCATCCATATATGCCTTGCGTTTATTCACCGCCTTAGTCATATCCGACTCAGGATTGTGTACCACCTTGGCACCATTCGTGGCAAAGAAGATATTGGCGAGCGCACGAAGACCATCACCAGTAGCAGCGATACGAGCCTTGGAACGTTCCTTCTTCTCTCTGTTCGCCCTCTGCTCAGCAGTCTCATTCAGTTCAGGATTCAGCATCTTATACATATCAGCATAAGACAACTGCTTAGGCTGAGGTTTAGGCTCCTCCTTCTTCACGATAGGGACAGATGGTTTATCCTCCTCATCACTTGGCGCACCCTGATTCACATCTACCCCATTGGCGATGGCTTGTTGAGTAGCGATAGTCTTCTCTCTAGCCGCCTTCATCGTAGGTGTTTCATTCTGAGGAGTAGCAGCATTCATCTGGTCAACCTTCTTGCCAGCCGCATCAAGTTGCTGCTGAGTGAATACTGGAGCCTGAGTCTGTGCCACCTTCTGTGCCGCATCCACCCCACTCTGCTGCTTGTTGAGCACACTCTGTGTAGTCTTCAAGCCGTTGTTTGAACGTAACATATCTGATGCTTTCATAGGCTTATGCTTTAATCTTTGGTGCATTACCACCAATCATATTATTCAAGTCATTCGCTACTTGCTGCTGAGTAGGAACCGCACCCACCTTGGCATCCAACTTAGCCATATCTGTAGCAGTAGGCGATGCCACACTAGGACGAGCCACCTTACTCTTACCAGAACCACTATCAAGCGATGCAGCGATGTTGGCAGCAGTACCAGCAACACCTGCAACCGCATTGGCTGTATCATCAGCCTTCTCAGCTTCAATACCCATCTGCTGAGTCTGCAACTGGTTCTTTCGTTCTCTATACTGCTGTTCGATGTTATCCTTTCGGGCATCATTTGCTGCCACAATCTGTGAGGTAGTATCAGCAAGAGTCTTGTTATTTGCCTCCTTTACCGCAGTAGTGGAGTCTTCCGTACCACCCATCACCGCTTGTCTACCCTTTGCAGCCTTGTTTCTGTTCTTAATCTGCTCCTGCATCTGTGTGAGCAATCGAACGGTATCGGCACGCTTGGTAGGGTCTTCATTATACTTTCTATCATACCATGCCTGATTTTCTCTCTGCTGCTGGGCAATCATCTGCTCCTGCTTTTTTCTCGCCTTGCGGTTAGCTATACCGCCAGCGATACTGCTTGCAAGCCCAAGCCCAGCACCTATTAATGCACCTATCATATATA